TCAGCACGGAATTTTATTTTTTTCAATTCCTGTTCACTTGGTGGCGTAACTACGATTTTTGAATTGTTAAAGGTTACATTTTCGAAACGGGTGCCAGACGCTGCATATATAATGGAATTATCATACCTCGTATTGGTAACTGTTGATCCAGTTCCATATGTCATTACGTTGTTATAAGTAGAATCACCAACTGTCATTGTGTTGGTATTAGTATAAGTAAGACCAGTGGTATCCGTTAATAAATTTAAAGCAGCACAACTATTGTAATCTGTGGTAATGTAATCAGTACCAGTGGTAAGGGTACAGTCATCCATAACAACCGTGTCACAGGTGGTAAATATCGAATATTTATTTTCGGTATCGATTGTAATTGCCATTTTACAATTTATCTACGAAGGTTTCCAGATTTCTTTTTTTAGTGCTGTTTTTTGCAACAAAGATATGGAAGTTTCTCCCATCCTTACATAGGTAGAGAACTTCTGGTGATTTTCCTTCAATTTTAATTATACCATCGGTGCCTTGGAGATCTGCAAGGGCATCTTCGACTTTATATTTAAAATCTTTCTTGGTTCCCACAAATTTTAAATTATGAGAATCATCGTGTATATGTACTTCCCCGTTGCTATAATTTTGAAAACGGAGTTCTCCCACTGTCTCTGAATTTTTGTCAGACATTTTACCCCTTTGCGGTTACAGGAACCATGAGAATTTCTTCAGCATCTATATCAAATTCTTCGATGCGTCTGTTTTTTTCTCCCTTCCGGTCAACACTGTAGGCTTTGTAGCCATCTTTTATAAGTTTGAGAAATCTGGACTTGGCTTCTTTTGCTTGTTTACCATTTTCCTTTTCCCAGACAACTCGTTCATCCCCTTTGTCATTGAGGATTTTCATTACTTTCTTGGTGGTCTTCTGGGCTTTCACAATAAATTCTTCCAGACTTGCAGAAAATTTTTCAAGAATGGTTCCATCAATTTTTGTGATTATATATCCAAGTTTTTTAAATTTGATATATGTTTTTTTGGCTTCATCAATCTCTTTAAGATGCAATGAGTTCCAAGGGATTCTTTGATCCATTACTAATTCAGTCATGATACCACCTTTACTTTAGCGTCAGCTAAAATCTTTTTTAATCGTTCAATTGTTCCGTGGGTTTTTTTCTTTAGAGATACATCGAGGTCATCGTTGCTTTCGTTATAGGTAAAAATAAGATTATCAGTGTCTCCCGCCCCATTGATTCGGTGCGTTTTCTTTTTTCTCCACTCACTGGATGTCATTGTTTCAATAACTTCTATTTCTTCATCAAAGGCATCTATGTTTTTCCTGAATGTAAAATTTTTATCAGAAATATGAATAGTTCCCCGCTTGTAAATTTCGAAATCAAGTTTATCAAGTTTACCATGCGCTATAATATCACCGTCTTTGGATTTTTTCGATTTATTGGATTTTGTAAAAGGTATGAGACTGTTTTTACGCATGGTTTCTCCTTATCAATTATTTACGCACGAAAATGTTTCATGCCATCTCCGTTTAAAGAACCCTGAAATGGAATTTGATAAATCATCATGGGTTTCTTTACTATCATCTCTACAGGATGACTTCATAGGTCTGATATCTTCGATTAAAATTTGATCATCATTAACAGGGAATCGATCTGGGGTAATATTTCCTTTTTTAACCACCCTATAGTGTACGTGACCGCAGTTTGGACAGTGAATACGATAATTCCCATTCAGGGAAGTATTTAATTTAAAGTCAAAAATTTTTGGGCAATTGGTACAAGAAAATTCAAATAGTTGTCTAGGCATTGAAATACCCCCTTTTGGTATTTAAGAAATATAAAATTTTTATATTATTTATGCAAAATTATTTTTAATTATTTTTCTTCTTTGCTTCACGCAACCATTTTAATAACGATTTCTCATTCTCGAACATGCTATTAATAGTTCTTACAGTCTGATCAGTTTCCAGTGGTTGGGGAATAAATTTTTCTTCACCATTATCATCTTTTTCGATTATCCATTTAAGAAAGTAGTCCCAATCAGTATTAGTTGCTTTAGGGTGCCAGTGAACTTCAAGGAAGCTGAAGGGATGAATCCAAAACCTGTGGGTTTCATCTTTTTTACATTGGAATACCGAATTACCATCCATTACCCTAGCCATACTATGGTGACTTACGCTTTCAACATCGCTATTACATATTGGACACTTTTTCATATTTTTCCTTATAAATTTTACATGCTTCTATCCTATTTTCGTTTAGCCAACGTACAATGGTACGTGCCAGTAGATATAAACCCCCACCAATACAAAATATAACGATTATAACGATGTAAGAAAAATTTGATAGAATTAAAAATGCGGGAATGAATGGAGCGTTTTCCATTAATGCAAATGGTACAAGGATCATTGATATGATAACGGAACTTATAAGGGCAATTTTATTTAATAAGCTGGAATTTTTAAAATTATACCATATAGTTATACTAAACCTTTTAAGCCCATGTGGGATGTTTTTTATGAGCCGCCATGTAGCGGGTATAATTGTTTTAAATATCCCATCGATAATTGTTTTAAATACTAAAATTATAAAGTCCGTTATTTCTTCGAACTTAAGGCCAAGGAAAATTCTGAATATGGTAAGTAATTTAATCATGATAGTGTATTTTTTATAGGTTCCTCAAAAACCCCATTAAGATCATCAGGAACCACGCCCCCATAACGCAGCGCATGTAAATTAAAACCCAATGGGGTAAAGTTGCCATCCCATATATAAAAAATAAAGGAATTACAGCTATTGAGAGTATTAACACTGTTACGGGGACAAGATTTATTGCATACTCTTCTGAAACTTGTAGATGTGGATGTTTAAAGAAGGTTTCTATACCATTCCCATAATCCCCTTTTGTCCATATGATTTTCATATATTTTCACGTTCTTTTATGTATAGTTCAAATAGTTTTATTTGTTCGTTGAGATTTTCAATTGCTCGTTTAGCATGCTTTACTGATATGGTATGTTGAAATCTCTGTGGTATTCTTGTTGAGTATTTTGGATATTTGGTAAATTTATATGGATATTTTTTTGAAAAGTAAAATTCATTATCTACTTCATTGTGACTTATGCTATCCGGTATGTAGCTCATTTGGTATACTGATATGATAAGGTGTTATATTCTTCGGTATCGTAAACGCATAATCCCCGTTTAGTTAACAGGACGAATTCTTTTATACCTACATCAAGTGCCATTTTACTACAGATGGTACAGTAGGGGTCTCCTGATGTGGAAGGCGCACCACTCATGTTATCAAGACGGATAAAATATAACCTTGAGCCAGCCAGTAATTCAGGATAATGTTCCAAGGCAAACATGATAGCTTTTTGTTCGGCATGTATGCAGCAGGTTTTATCGGTTACTTTTTTATGATAGGAATCTTTTTTGCAATCACATCTTCTTTGAGATTCAAGGCGTTTGGGTGGATTGTTAGATCCTATTCCAATAATTTTTTTACCTTTAACAATAACACAACCACATTGGGATCGTTTACAGGTTGCTTTAAGGGCATAATTAGCAGCTTTATCAATAAATAACGAAGCTTCTTTTCGTTCACTTTTGAGGAATAAATGTCTCACCTTAATGCTTCAATTTTTTGTATGTTATCTGATACTACTCTAATCATTTTCTTTTCTGATACCGATTTGAGATTAAAATGTCCATGAAAATGGGAATCAATTGTTCTTCCACATTCTTTCACTTGATTTAATGTTTTAATACCGTCCAACCAATTTTTCGAATAATAGCTTGATTGTTTTGATTCTTTCTGAAGCGTTTCTTTTAAAATTCTCATTTCTTCGTTTGCCCACTTAACCCATTTAGGATTGTTGTGTTTCTTTCTGGGTTCCGGTCTTAGATGAAGATTTGTCCACCAGCTACATCCTTCGGGTGGAACGCTTGTATATCCCCAATAAGTGGTAAATTTTTCAGGTGGTAATACATCGGGTACGGCTGGTATGAGCCAACCTATCTGATCACCATTTGGAATGGTGCATTTTTTACCTTGATCCTTTTCAGCACAATCTACACAATACAGATCAGTACAATCGGCAATTGTTTGATATTCACGCCAGAGTTTAACGTTTTTGGCTCCACATATGCTACATTCGTATTTTCCGTTTTTACTTGTCATTCTGGGTTACCTGCTTCCGTGCCTTCCGCAGTGTGGGCAATCGTCCCATGTAAAACCACTTATTTTATTCATTTAGAAAATATAAAATATTTATGAAATTTTAGTTATGAAATTTTTTTCCCGTATTGAATAATTGTATAAACTTAGAACATATAATTAAAAAGAAGAGTTAACATGGATAACAACAAATTTTACACATTCGTTAAAAACATCGTAAAAGATGATGAAGTATTAGCCGAAAGTATCATAACTGCCCACAAAATGATTTTTGAGGGCGAAGAAGCTTTGGATGAAGGTTTAGGCAGAATGGTAGGAACCGCTGGTCTATTGGCTTCATTATTGTTTGGTAATGCGTTTGCAAAAAATTGGACAGAAGAAGATGTAAGGGCAATGGCTAAGGAAAGCATTCAACTTATTTTGGATGAATATGTTGAAGCATCTACTGAACCCGGTTTTGATGCTGAGGATGATTTGGAAACCTATAAAAAAGCTGTAAAGGCTTATAAGAAATTAAGGAAAAAGGATCAAAAGCTTGCTGATCTTTATGCTCGTATGATAGATCAAACACTACGCACAAAATTTGGTTTGGTTGGAGTTGGAGAATTGGCCAAATCCGAGTAATTTAATTAAATCGTTGACAAAACCTTTTGGGATTATATATTAAAGGTATGAACGTGAAAACTTTATTTATCATATTATTTTTGGCTTTTAATGTAGGAGCAGCCAAAACTGCTGATTTTTCATTAAAAATCGATGATATTAATGAAAGCAAAGTAATAAAAGACGCTTTAGAATTTAATCATTTTAACTATTTAGTAGAACGCACCATATTAAAAGAATTAAAAATGAACGAAAAAGAATATCTGGAACTACAGATGAAAATAAAATTTAGGCGTTTAATGAGAAAAAACTACAGTTCCAGCATTCTTTGTTTCGGCAACTCCTAAAAAATATTCTTCCCAATTATAGCCTGTGCCACTTTATCAATGTCATCAAAGAATGACTCTGGCATAATTTTGAATGAATCATCAACAAAAGATGTTTCAAGATTACTTTCAAGGTTATGTTTTTGCCTTGAGAGAATTTCTTCTGTTAAGCCATGTGTATTTCTTTCCAGATGTTTTTTGAGCACATCGGGATAGAAAACTACGCCTATAACCGTATAACCTTTATTCCGGGCGGTACATGCATAATTTTTGTATTCCCATTGCTTGGAATTGGTATTATCACAAACAACTATATTAACGTTTTTCCTCAATGATTCCACAAAGGCTTCATAGTTCTGCTTATGATTATACCCAAGAGCTTTGATGTTAAATACATATTTACCATCCTTCATAAAGAAATCATCGGTGGAATGTACGATAACCTTTTGGCCATGTTTCTCACCTTTTTCTTTCAGGATGTTATTAAATGTGGATTTACCACTACCTGAGATTCCTCTGTTGATTATAGCTACCTTCATTTTAATACCTTTTGTTTTGAATTGTTTAAAAATATAAATAATTTAATTTAAAAAAATGTATTTTTGTTCATATGAAAGAAGAAAAAAAAGGTTTATGTTATAGGTGTGAAAAAAGAGCAAAGTATCTTGAAACCGGACATGGCCCACGATGTGAGTGTAAACAAACTGACACGGCAGTTCATTCATGTTATTGTTACGCACCAGTAAAGCCAGTTATACTGGCAGTAAATGATGGTGATGAACGCCCACAGTTTACAGGATGGATGATTTCAGCAAGAAGTCATTTCGTAAGAATACCTGAGTATAAAGCAGCCATTAAAGAGTATGATGATGGGAACCTGATTTATTGGGTTCCCAAAGAAGACGAAGAAGAATCTAAAGATTAATTTTTGGTATCGTTTTTATATCCGTCTAATACTTCCTTTATACATTTAGGGCATGCTGAAGGATTAAATCTAATACCAATAACGGTATAAATATCTCCACATATTCGACACTTAATATCTTGGAGTTTATTTGTTATATCTTCAGCTCTTGACATCAAATTTATAATTGGCTACTATCTGCATAGCTTGGCCTTCTGTAAAACCTTCTTTGACCAAACTATCATACATAACTTTATATATTTTGGCAAATTTTGGTATTATGTCATATGATGCGTCCAACATTATTCCCATTTGTTCCATCATTTCTTTTATTTGTTCTTCCATAATTTTTCAACCTTTATAAATTAATTTTTATAAATATAAAGTATTTGTTAAAAAAATGTATTAATCTTTTTTACTTTCTGAAAATTTGGAAGCCCCTAAAACATATCCTACAATCCCCGTGAAGATAGGAACGGTTAAATCACCTGATATCTTACCCGCTAGTGATAATACCACCACAGCAGCTATAACACCCATTACAGTAACCGTTTTAAAGAACGCTGGATGTTGTAAAATGGATGCTATTTTTTCTTTAGACCATAATACACATACCCAAAAAATTAACCAAAACGCACATAAGCCAACCGTGGCTAAATATGACAATTTAACAATTTGGTCTGATGTGAGTTTTAATTCATCCATTTTTTTAGTCCATTAATAGTTTATAAATATATATTTATCAACATGTACAATATATCATTAATAGGTTTGACGGTGACAGGCGTTAGCATTGTACTAGATACTCTTCTTTTATTACACGGTAAAAATTTAGATGTTGAATTTATTGTAGATGATGAGAGTATTTCACCTTACAATCGTACTAATAATAATCTTTCAGCGTTAAATTACTATAAAAATATAATTAATATTAAAGAAACACCTTTAAATAAGTGGGTGCCAGACAAAAATAGGAAATTATGTATTACAATAATTAATTCAGATACATCAAAGCATAAACGATCAGTTTATGTAAAATTGAAACAACGATATGATGTAAAAGATTATATGTACGCACCAATTGTACATCCAAGTAGTGTTGTGTCTGGTAATGCTAAGATTGCTAATGGTGTTTTTGTTGGGCCAAATACAACGGTTGCTCATTTAGCAGAATTAAAAAAATTTACATATCTTAGCAGAAATGTAAGTGTGGGACATGATTGTATATTAGGAAAATTCAGTAGTTTAAATCCAAACACCGCCGTTGGGGGGAGGACTACTATAGGTAATAATGTAACCATAGGAATGGGTGCTACAGTGTTTGATAAACTTAATATTGGCGGTAATACACTCATAGGCGGTGGTTCAGTTGTTACTAAATCTATACCTAAAAATGTTGTAGCATATGGTTCCCCTGCGAAAGTAATAAAAAATAATGACCATAATTAATTTTACCCCAACGGGAATGATCCCCACTAAGCAACTCACACACCACGTTCCCATTACACCAAAGGAAATTGCAAAAGATGTATTGAAAGCTGTAAAATTGGGAGCAACTATCGCTCATTTACATGCTAGAGATAAGGATGGGAAACCTACTTATAAGAAAGAAATTTATAAGGAAATCATAGGAAGGATAAAAGAAAAGAATGATAAAATCTTATTAGCTGTTTCAACGAGCGGGAGATTACATCCTACTTTTGAGCACCGTTCTGAGGTCTTGGAACTTGAGGAACCATTCAAGCCAGATTTCGGAAGTCTTACGTTAAGTTCTTTAAATTTCAATAAACAAGCAAGCGTTAATCCACCAGATTTAATAAATGGTTTAGCAAATAAAATGTTGGATTATGGTATTAAACCAGAACTGGAAGTTTTTGATATTGGGATGATTAATTATTCTAAATATTTAATCAAAAAGAAGTTACTACAACCACCATATTATTTTATTTTAATATTGGGAAACATAGCATGTGCTCAGGCTAATTTGTTAAATGTGGGAGTAATGATAAACGAGCTTCCAGAAAATTCTGTTTATTTAATGGGGGGTGTTGGGCAATATCAATTTCCAATGAATTATTTAGGGCTGCAATATGCTGATGGTATTAGAATAGGATTAGAAGATAATATTTGGTTTAATGATAACAGAACAATATTGGCTTCAAATGAATATTTATTAAAACGTATTAATAAAATTATGGTTCCAATGAATAAAAAACCCTGTACAATTAATGAAGTAAGAGAAAAATTATATAACACCCACCACGAGCATCCATGAAGGCGAACCATCGGGGCCATGTCCATCTGGTTCTGTTCGATGGCCAGTAACCGTTTTAGCAACACCATCATACATCCAGCGTTCCATAACTTTAACTGAAGGTTCTTTAGTAAACCCGGAAAGATATCTGACAGCAGATCTTGTAGGAATTTTAATACTTCTACCTAAACTAGGAGATTGAATTTCCACACCATTTCCACCACTGATAAATGACATGGTAACCTTTTCTCCTTGAGGAATAACTTCACCACTTTTTAGTTTAATGTCTTTATTAACAGTTACCGTTTTTTCTTCGTTTTCAAAACAAGCTTGAAAGCCCCTTTGTACGCTTTCAATTAAGTTGTTGTTTGAATTATCTTTCAATGATTCAAGGAATTTTTCAAATTTTTTTATTTGGGATTCATATACGCCAGATTTTGCTTCTCTAGAGGCTTTTTTATCTTGTTGTCTTCTGGCTTTTTTTGACAGTTCTTTTACTTCTTCAGTCCCTGTCCAATGAGACATTTGAGAATGGCCTTTCTTACCGCCCTGTCCACCTTCAGTTTTTTTGATTTTCATGTTATATCCTAATATTTCTTTCTATTAGTTTATATTTCTTGACATTTTCGGAAAAAAGTGTTATCCTTTAAACAGGCTCTAGTAGCCAGTTAAACCATAAAACGATGCCATACATTATTAATTAGGTAACGTTTTAATCATCCTTAACTAAGGAGGTTTGTGATGCCCACATACCTAGTTACAGAATATTCTGACCCCCGTTATAAAGCACTTAGATCCAATAGTGATGAAATGTACCTGTTGAAATCTTTGCAATATGCTTTAAAACCACACATGAAATTCAGTATTTCCAATAAGCCATGGACATCTCAGGAAAAGATTATCATACGGGATCAATTGCACGATCTCTGGGATATTCCTGCAATGGCTAGACTTTGTGGAAGGCTCTATCGTAACCCGTTTGCTGTATTTTATCTCTACACGGAAATGATGTGGAAAGATCTGGTGCGGGGGCAGCGTGAATTATTTGATCGCATGAAAGTAAAAATTCCTAAGAGCACACCAAAAACTATCAATGGTATGATAGATCGGGAGCTTCTTAATGGTGGTCTTACTGATGATGAAATACTGATAAAAGCTAAGGAACTGTCACTTAATCCACATGCTTGGGTTCAACGTTCGATTGATAACCGTAGAACTAAGTTACGAGAACAGGGACTATTGGCCTAACACATTTAACCCCGCTTTAGAGCGGGGTTTTTTATTACCCATACCCATCTGCTTTACAACATGGACATTCAGGTATTGGTATATCTTGTTTTCTGCGGTATTCCATTTGGAGTTTCCTTAATTCCGTCTTCTGCATATTGAAAAACCATTGCTTTATCTGTTAATACCAACCAGCAATAATAGAAGCGTTTAATCCAGCTTGGTAAATATAATGGGGAATAATAATAGGGAAGCGGTTTAGCAATATACCATCGGTCATTTATTTCAACTTGTTCACTATACTTCTTTGATACAATTTGGTCAATTAACGGTGGCTTCATGTTCATCTCTAAACCTGCTTAATTTTATTATTTTGTCTGAGTAATATGGTATGTATTCCCCACCAGTTACAAAATCATATACTCCCCCATGCCATGTATCGGGGACTATATGTTCATTTACACGACAAAAACATAATCTATCCCAAAATGGATGATAATTACCATCAGGGCATTTCTTATAAAGAAACGGTATCCTGTAGAGTATTTTTCTCTTATACCAAGGCGAATAACTAATAGCCATAAGAAAAATATAAATAATTTATGAAATTATGGGTTTCTTTTATTCAAAATGGTAAATACTTTGTAGAATCCTTTTTTTACTTCTTATCTTTCTTAGTTCTTCAGCAACAGAAAGATAAATTTCTTTCATTTCCTTATAATATATTTCCCTTTTTGGATGTACGTTTTTAGAAATTTTTTCCATGTATGCATACTTTAAATAAATTCTGTAATACACTCGCCAATCAGGTTGTCGTGCTTGTACAGTTTTTTCTATTCGTTTAGTTATTATATCTATTTTTTTATAATAATCATTAACGCTCTTTAAATGGTATTCCGTTGAATCTACTACGGTTGGCCAATAAAAATAATTAGGATCATTTTCGCACAGTTCATTAGAATTAGATGCCAATACAAAAATTACAACAGACAGCATAATCGTTAAATAAACAAAAAATTTTATGTTTTTAGGCATAATATACCTCCCCACTGTACATAGTTTATATAGGGGGATATATTTTTTTATAAAAAGAGGCTTCTGTATAAACTAAAATAAAAATAGGATACAAATATGAAAGCATTTATACTTTTTATAATAATGTATTGCTTTATAAAATGCGCACCTTTAAATTCAAATTCACCCCCAAAACAGTCCCCGGAACGTAGCACAAAGGTTGAAATGGTTGATGAAAGGATTTCCAGACAATCCTTAGATGAAAGGGGTTGGTCAGAAGATAGGAGAAAATTTTTTATGGAAACCGATTATAGTAAATATGTTCCTGATTGGATGCAAAAAACCTTTATTGCAAAGGATGCTACTATGGGATTAGCGGGGATGACTAGAGATTTAATCGTATATATGTATGGCGAACCTAATAAAAGTAAGGGGGATTCAGTATGGTCTTATATTGGAGAACATTACCAGAATTTATTGGTTTTAAAGTTTAATAGCAATAATCAAGTAATTGAATGGGATTTTGCTCCATCTAAATAATTTTTTGTAAGAAAAAGTACCTATTTTTTCTTACAATGATTCTTTATATTGTGTGGTTGTCCCACCAACCATTTGGATACGCTGGATTGAGATAAAACGTCAATGTGTACATCTCACCGTCTTGAACTTTGGTAAACATTCCTTTAAATGCATCCTCATCTTTAAAAGGTCTTATTGGGAGCTTAAGAATTACACTTTCCAATAATCTGATGTTGTTTTCCAACATCTCAGGCATAAACATATCATACATGGTAACTCTGCATGCTATCCAAGGCGTGATTGCGTAGCCTTTCTTTGTTCTGGCCTTTGAAGGAATTTCAGCATACGTTAATAGTTTTGGGTAAATGACTATAAAAAAAGGTTTATAGGTTCCTTCTACTTTACCCCCATGAGCAATAGTTTGTACGTCTATTTCATATGCATGGTTATCAATTTGTTTAAAACCAACGTTTTTTAACATATCCCCGACTTTTGCAAGGTCGGAATCTATCCATTCGGCAAGATTTAAATCCATTTTTAAATTTCCTTTACTCTGGACGAACCCATGTTTTAGGAGATATAACACAATTGGCATGGACACATATAGTTTTGAACGTTTGTTCAATATAAGTGTCCAGCTCTGTGTTGTAAGTTTTTAAAAGTATTGTTCCCACCTAAAAAATATAAATAAATTATATTTTTTTGGGGGTTACTTATTTAGATGCGAGGTAAAAAATTAAACCAACATAAATATACAAACCAATTACACCATATACCTCAAGCTTGGAATTGAAAACCCAAGATAACAGTTTCGAATTGAAAATATTATTTTCTTCCTCTCTTGATTCCTCTCTTGATTGCTCGTGCAAATGCAACTCTGGTAAATTTTGGTTTGATAACTTTCCCTTTTTGGGGTAATCTTCTATGATTAATTTTGACACTGATATTTCCTCTCATCAAATCAGTTGCGTTAATTACACCCATCCCACTATTATAATCTAAACTTTTTTTAGGATTAATCAAGCCATAACCTGTAAAACTATCTTGACCTGAGTAATTTGCATCAGTGGTTGTTTTGATTAGGTGTTCTCTAATATCTTCTACGTTATTTATGGGTGTATTTCCACCGTGTTTTCTGTGTTTGGCGATCATCAAGGCGACTACGCCTGTAACAAATGGAGTAGCCATTGAAGTCCCGCTATAAAATGCGTAATTGTTTTCTGGAACACAGCTTAAAATATCAACACCCGGAGCAGCTACATCTATATTACCACCAATCGAACTGAAACCAGCTCTTTTCATATTTTTTGCAATGGCTGCAACTGCAATTGTTTCATTATAGCAAGCAGGATAATCCAAATGTCCCGCCCATGCACTATTACCACCAGCACAAATGGTTGGTATTTTAGCATCGTATGCTCTGCGTATAGCTGCATAAAAAGCTTTGGTATCTGTCCCACCACCTAAAGACATACTAATGATGTCCATTTTGTTTCTTATGCACCAATCAATGGCATTTATAATTCCAGCATATGAACCAGTTCCATCGTTGCCTAAACCCACACATGAATAAATACTACATTCTGGAGCAACCCCCACCACGCCTATGGTATTATTTTTTGCACCGACAATTCCCGCAACGTGTGAGCCATGTCCCTGTACCGGATATTCTCTTCGATATATGTCTAAATTTCTTCTGTAAACGAAATCATAACCGCCTTTTATGGATAGATCAGGGTGCCTTAAATCCATTGCTGTATCTATAATAGCAACCTTTACATTTGCTCCTTTATCACTGCGCCAAATTTCAGGAATATTGTATTTAGTAAGTTGCCACCCTAAAGTCTGGGATTTAGCAACAAGGTTAATGTTTGCTTTTTTGGTTTCAAGATAACCAAGAGATAATTTATTCATTACATAACTCCATTTAACTGGAGTTTATAATTTACTTATGGTTGGTTTTTTAGTTACCGTGAGGAATTTTATTATGGTGAAATAAACAGCGGTTACTAAACCAAATAGGAATGTAGCAAACATTAAAAAAATGGCAAAACTTACGGTTATCGCAGTCTTGCCTATGAATCCAACAAGATTTAACATTGATTATTTATCACGATTATCCCAATGATTTTCCAGATATTCTTTGGTAAAAATTTCAGGTATACAATCTAGATCGTTTCCACAAACATCCCACGCTGATTTAGTCCATTTCCACGTACTATCATCTAATTGTTCTATCCTTACATCGCCTTCCAGAGCATCCTGCTGACCTTCTTTATAAGCCCATTCCATTACTTCTCTTTTTGATTGCATTGACCAAACGAGTATCGCTTTCCCAAGTTTTTCTTTTCTGCTAGTTTCACTAGAATGGATTAATAAAAATGATAAACAAAGTAAACATAAGCATATAGCACCTGATATGATTGTTTTTTTGTATCGTTCAAAAAACCCAATCATTTTAATTCTTCCATTTGAAGAACCAATTCACCGAATGTAGTGAACACAAAATCTTCTGGAAGTGTTATACCATAGAAATCATTTATTTTTTCAATTAATTCTTCCTGTTCTTCTTCGCTCAAAATGGAATCTAATTGGGAATCGATTGTTAGCCGAACATCTGGTTTATTTTTTATAAATAGTTTGATAATTATTTCAGCATCTTCAACCGTGGAAATAAATGTATCTGCTTGTTCTTCAATTCTTAGAACATTTATTTGCTCGTTTAATTTGTCCCTTTGAGAAACTAATTCCCTAAGATTTTCATGACGCACTTTTGCTTTTACAGCTTTAGTTAGTAGGTGTCCAAATGTTCTTTCCATAATGAACCTCAGATATATTATACAGTGAATATAAATACTTTAAAAAAATTAGCAAAGATAAATATTTATTATTTTTGGTGGTTTTTACTCGTTTACGTGGTTTCCGGGGTGGTTATATGGTGTCGAACTTTTCAGACAATTTTAAAAAATTATCTGTTGCTTCGGATACTTTCTTTGTAAGTATCTTATTTTTACTTTTTAGAAGTCTTATCGATTCAGTTAATTTTTCAATTTTTTCATTGGATGTTTTTTCGATAAGTTCCTTTTCTTTTCTAATTTGGACAATTTTTTCATCCATATTATCAAATAACTGGAAATATTCTTTTCTGGTGTAGGTCTGTCGATTATCTATAACGCTATCCATGTTAAGCCCCTTAATATTTGTTTATATAAAAGGGATTTTTAGTCTATATTATTTAAACGTGCCATGTATAACTTAATAGACAGGATATTTAAATCACTATCATCCTTGGTGATATATATAATTGTTTTATATTTATTTGTATCGCTAATTACCAAAAGCTACATCAAAGGCACCTTCAAAGACATAAAAGAAAACTTACGCAAAGGCATCAGCAAAAATTTCTTTTAGATCTTTATTTTTACTTAACTTTCTAAGAGCTTTATCTTTTGCAACCCTAACCGATTCACGAGTAATGCTCATGTTTTGACCAATAGTTTCCATATTTTGTTTTTCACTATCAATTTCAAACCATGCTTTAATGACCCGCTGCTCTTTTTTATTAAGATTTGCTTCAAACGCCTTATCTAATTTTTCTTTTAAGTTTTTTTTATTTAGTTTTTCATCTGGGTCGTTTGAACTATTTGGATCTTCCAAAAAATCAGCCATCGTCAGATTAGAGTTATGATATAATTTTTTATCCAGTGATACCCCACCTATCATTGTATTTAAGGCGTTGTTAACTTCTTCTGTGTATTTGTTCATGTTAACAGCTTTTTGAATTCTCATATGTACATGAAAAGGAAACCGTACAGGACATTCCAAATCTTGCATGCTGGATATGATGGATTGTTTAATCCAATAAACGCCGTATGAGATGAATTTAATGGGATATTTTTCATATTCATACTTATCAATGGATACAAACAACCCAAGTAAGCCATATGAAACTAATTCCTTCAGTGCCATGTGAGGGAATTTCTTACTGTAACTCATGGCAACCTTAACTACGAACTTCATATTATGAGCCACAATATGGTTTCGTATCTTTCTCTTAACTTCCTTGGAAGTTGTTTGATTATACATTTTAAAGAGACTTTTTTCTTCTTTATCGCCTAAGACCCTATGATCCCGGAAACGATAATAATTGTTCATTGAAAGCATACCACTCCATTCAATTAAATTATTAGTAAGACAACTATAGAAATATAAAACAAAGTAAATGGAAACGCAAGTTTTTTTTTAGAAATGATAATTTTTTTTATATAAATTTTTTTTCCTATGTCAATGTATACATTTAATTAATTTATATTCTTGTGTGATCAAATTCCCGGACAACTTTTAAAAATGCTTCGGCGTTTCCTTTTGCATCGTCAACGGGATGATGGGTGTGTTTTGTTTTTCTAAGGCGACTAATTTTACTTTTCATATTTTTTGTTCCCCCCTTGTATAAATCATTTATATTTCGGGAAGTGTGGCCAAATGGATTTAACCCCATATATCTCCAGAAATAATAATTTATAAACTGCCAATCAAAACCATTATTATCGGCAATGAATAAAGGCTTTCCTGTTTTATAATCATTGTTGGCCATAATCCAATCATAAAAATCTCTTATAACTTTTTTTGGTTCGGGGAATGCTAGTGTTTGCTCCCTGCTATGCCCGGAGACAGACAATGCTTTTGGAATATAAACCTCTGAAATTGGCTTTAATTGCCCATAAAAGGTTTTATTCAACTTTTTTTCACTATCAATAATAACAGCTCCAAAAGAAACCATCGAATAAATACCCGGACAAGGCCCATCTGCTTCTATATCTACGCTAAAGTAGCTCATTTTGATACCCAGTTGAAAAAAAACTTACTTGATTTTTTTTAAAATAATACTTTTATGGTTTTTAATATAAATAATTTAGATTTAAATGGGTGTAAATAACTATAAACTTTATTTTGAATGCAAAATTATAGCCACCCATTTGTTAAATATGTCAGACACGAATGCAGACGATACGGTTGTAAATTAAAACTAATTTATAAATCTGAACTTGTGGATGATGACAATTCAATTTACAGTGGGCATTTTTTAGATGATCCTTTAGAGCTTGTGGTTGCTACAAGGGTTTTATATACTACGTTTTTATCAACGCTGGTACATGAATATTCCCACATGGAACAATGGCGAGACAAATCCAAATACTATGTTCAAGGGTATCGTGGATGGGATTCATGGGATATAATGAATCGCTGGCTACAAGGACACGAATTTAAACGAACCACCATAAATCGCTCAATTAATGTAATTAGAAACTGTGAGGTAGATTGTGAAAGACGTGCAATTAAAAACATAAAAAAATTTAATATTCCGGTTAATATTAAAAGTTACTGCCAAAAGGCAAATGTGTACATCTATTTTCACAATTATATCAAAAAAACAAGGGTGTGGGATTGTAAGAAGGAACCAAATGACTGTCCTCAAATTTTAAAAGCCATGCCGGATAACTTGGATGGTGATTATTCTAAAATGCCAAGAAAAATAATGAGATTATATAAAAAATATGTCAGACCATAAATTTTTTATATACCTGAAGAACTTTTTAATCTTTTGAACCCTATCATATTTTTTTCTGAAATTCGCAGCATACCTTGTAACCCATTTTGAAACAAGTTCTTCTTTTGAATAATATTTCCCACGATTACGCTTTTTTTTAACGTATTTTTGGATTGCATTAATTTCCACAGCGATATACTTAGCAAAATCACTACTTTCTTTCATGATGATGCACCCCCTTATAAGATACTAATAAGTTTATATAAAACTATTTTACTGGTAATATGCTAAAGATTTTCCTGAAACACTGTATCTTTGAAATTTGCATAAAATTGCTGTTTGATAATATTGAAAAAAATTTTAAGGCTGTGAGTAATGAAAAGGAAAAGTTACTTCAACAGTATTACAACTTGATGACCAGATACACTAACAACCGTGGAGAAGCTATGGTAACCTATGAATATTTTAGACACGAACATCGGGATTTGACTGAATTGGGCCTAGTTGTAGAGTGTGCCAGTATATTAGAAATAATGGAAGGTGGTATATTTATGGATGATAGTTTTGAAGATGATTTTTAATTATTTGCATGGCATTTGCATCTTTGAATATTTTTTTAAACCCGGAATGTAAATTGATGTAAGGTATCTCTGATAATCGATACCAGTTATAATCTAAATGTTCATGATTCAAAACTGCTTCAACTTCATTACTAACAATACCCAAAAAATTATAAAATTTGAAGTCCTTATCTTCCCCTTTGTTATTTTCTTCAGTATATATCGGATTCTCAATAATTTTTTCTGGTCGTAATTCTGCTTCTTCGTTCATTTCCCTTAAAGCAGCTTGTAAAGCTGTTTCACCGTGTTGCATATGTCCACCAAAGTTACACCATGTTTCCGGCTCATGTTCGCTCTCTGGGCTTCTCAGACCTAATAGAAGTCTTCTACTTACTGGACATAATAATGTGATTCCCGCCCCAGTATTTTTTATATCATTACCAACGGTTTCTTTCATGTTAATTATCTACCTGTTTGGCATTTACATCCACTAATTCGAATTTTCTCCAATTGGATGTACGGATGATTATTGTTTCATCTTTATCTATGATGTATAATTCAGTTCTTCTTAAACCTATTTTTTTAATTTTTGCTTTTTTCCCACCATAATAAATCAAACTACCCCGCCCAAATATGTCCGTTTTGAGCAATACAAATTCAAATACCATGGTAGCTACGTGCTTTATCAATCCCATTAAAACAAATGAGATAATAAATATCGCAATAACTTTCCATAAATGTGCGTTTACTAGCTGTTCAGATAATTGTATGATTTCATTATTCATACAATGAGTTTATAACTTAAAATTTGTAATCAAAAAAATCTATGAATTTTTGGTTTTTAAGTTTTACGTTTTCTTTTGATTCAGCATCATAATATTCTTGATATGGTATTTTTCGATTGCTGTTTTTCTTATGGGGGAGTTTAGTAACAGTATGGTTAATATTTAGTTTTTTTAATACCGTGTTAATATCTTTATGTAGGTGTTCAAAACGAACGTAATAATCCATACAAAACTTATTATTTACTATTATATGGTCGTATTTATATACAGAATGTTTAGAAAAAATTTTGAAGCTTTTTCTTAGTTCATCTATGGTAAAATTATCCAATTTTGATTTATGTTTGAAATGAAAAGCGGAAACCATTAAATCCCAAGGGTTCCTTATGTTTGCAATTTTAAAATAATTGTTAAATATTCTCCCACCAACTAATTTTTTTATTTTTTTAGCTTCTATGTGATTTCTAAATAATATTTTACCACCTTTAATTGCATTTTTAGGTTTATTTATGATTACTGCTTTTTTATCACTTATCGCTCCCCTACAACCTATTATATCCTTTTCGTTATCACAAAATTTTTCAAAAATAATTTCGGTGGACGTTCCCGCTGTTTTGAACGTTTTTACAAAAATGAATTTATGATTATGTGATAACAGCATTATGATGGATCTCTGTTAGATTGAACTGAGCTTCTGAATGTATCTTTCTCATATCTTATGATTATATCTTTTATTAATCGATGACGAACGATATCATTTTCAGTTAGTGTTATAAAACCAATTCCTTTTACATCGTTGAGTATTTTTTGCGCATGCCTGAACCCAGACCTTAAATTACGGTTTAAATCCGATTGTGAAGAATCGCCTGTAATAACAACCTTACTATCTTTTCCCAAACGAGTTAAAAACATTTTCATCTGAGAAATTTTCATATTTTGGGATTCATCAGAAATAATAAATGAGTTATCCAGCGTGATTCCTCTCATGTATGCAAGGGGACATATTTCTATGTGTTTGTCCCAATCAAAATCAGTTTGTTCACTATCATCAACTTTTTTCTTTTTCTTCCTACCATTACCATTTTTTTCAGGCTTCAATTTATTGATGCTATCAAAGATAGGTTTCATAAATGGTGCTATTTTTTCATCTAAAGAACCCGGAAGGAAACCTAATGCTTCTCCTGATTCAACCGCTGGTCTTGTTATGATAAGTCTATCATACCGTCTCTCTTTTAAAGCGTTGATAGCTTTACATATGGACAAAAAAGTTTTGCCTGTCCCGGCAGGGCCATTAACAAATAAAATATCATAATCGTTGATGGCATTTATTAATTCATACTGTCCTTGGGTTTTTGCCTTAATGGGAGTACCATTTCTATCATAAATAATTGGTTGGCCAAATTGTTTTATCATTTATTTAGTTCCATGTTTACATTATTAATAATTAGTTCAATATTAGATTGGGCGAGAATAAAATTAACTACTTGTGCATCATCTCCTACTGTGCTGGCTGCTTCAAACCAATCTGTTGCCACTATAATTTTTGCGATTTTGAATTTTGCTATTCTCAAGGCACAATGTTTACAGGGAAGCTGTGTCAGGTACACCGTTGCACCTTTTAACTTTTCTCTATCAGCAAAATCTAAGGCGTTTGCTTCAGCATGGGACATGTAGTTATATTTATTATCGCTGAAATTAACATATTTATCTTTTTCCTGATAACTTAAATGTTCTATTTCCCTGCTATGGGGAATTGACTTATCGTCCCACCCGGATATCGCACCATTATAACCCCATGAAACGGGTGTTCCATCAGCAGCCACAATTATGCAACCTATTTTGGTATTTTCATCTTTAGAAAGTTTAGAAATATTTTTGGCGATGTCTAAATAGACACTATCCTTTAATTCGTTTCTCTTCATAAAAAAAATATAAATAATTATTCAACGATTTGTGCTGTTATATAACCAATTAATATTAATCCCATTATTCCGGTGGCTTTTTTCCATCTTAACTTGGATTTTCTTTCAATTTTATATGTTTTGTATAATTCATTAATATTCTTATTAGATTCCACTACCGCTGATTTATATAACGTTTCAGCGTTAATTGCTCCACGAATGAAAGATTGTTCAAATTCTTTTCTTACTTTTACCTCAGTTTGTAGGTATTTTCTCCATGCTTGGTCGTTAATATATAATGCTAAATCACGATAACAGAGCAATGCGCCAGTGTCCAATGCAATTGGGGCGAATACTGGATCTGTACGACTGAATAATGAATCAGCGGGGATGCTGTCGGGCATTTTAAGCCTAAGATTCTTTGTAATAAAATCTTCTATGCTATCATTACTCGTGGCACCCTTTATTTCATCTGGAATAAAACTATCTACTTTATCAACGGCAATAGTTTTCAGTGGAACTGGTTCCCCATCGTCTAATACCGAAACATATGATTTCACTGATGAACAACTAATCAATGATAAGAAAAAAATATAAATGAATAAATTTTTAATCATAACTAACATCATCCCTTTTTGCTAACGAAGCTAATCTGTTTCTTCGTACCGTATTATCTTTAATCTGTGCTATTTCTTTTAATTCTTTTTTTACTTCAATATGTTCTTTTTTTGCAGCTACCACTTCAACTACCGCCTTATCAGAAACTTCCTGAAGTTGTTGTTTTACTTCAGAAAGCCCTTCTTGTAATTTTGTGGATATTTCTACAGTATCTTTTGAATCTTTTTTCCTGAAAAATAAATAATAGGCTATTACAAATATTGCACCAATAACGATTATGATGTACTTCCACCATTTTTTAAGAAATATCCAAATTGTTTTCATGATTTATCCTTCAGTCATACTTTTCAGTTTACCGATTAATTCTTCTGGTAATGTATTCTTTTTGGCTTCAACTATACCATTTATAGCTTTCTTACCTACATATACACCCATTGCTGCTAAAGCAAGGGCCATGTCTTGTATACTGGCTGATTGCATTGGAACAAATGCAAATTTAACTGCAAACGTTACAACTAGTATGTTTGTTATACTAAGCTGACCAGTTTCGTCAAGTATTCTAAGAAATGATAGTGCTTTTTTGATTTTGTTAAACATAATGTTACCTCAATTGTTAATATATTTTATTTAAGTTTATAAACTTCATATTATGGGCGTATTAATCGGTGTACCAGCAAAACAATGTGTTTCACGAAAATGGGGCGAAGGCCAGAAATTTGTAATTAAAGACGAAGTTAAAAGAATTACGAACGCAAATAACTGTCCAGCAAACCAATGTTACAAAGGCCATCCGGTATTCTTAAAAAAGAAACCATGCGATTCTCAGGATTTTATTAGAAGGGGGCGCAGCATTGCACCAGATAGTGATGTAAAGAAAGTGGCTAAGACCTTCTTAGTAGGAAATAATCAATTCCGAAAGTATATATTTGAAGACGGTTCGGTGATGGTGGCACCAAAAGGATATTTAATGACCGGAGCTAAAAATAATGGAGATGCAAAACAAGGTATAAATACCGTGTTTTGCCCAAAAGGTGAATCTAAAGAAAATGCTGGATTTATTATAAACGCCAATCACATAAATGTGTAATTGACTGACGTTATTTAGGAGTTTTTAAAATTGTTAAAGCTTTTATAAATAACACTTTCGCCCAATAAAAGGGAACCATTTCATTTTTAAACTGATTGGGATCTTTATATGATTCCAGAAATTTGTATTTGACAAAAACCACTGCATATTGAATTACCAACGCTAATAAAATAAGTTTAATCATTTCTTTCTCCTTGTTTTCTAATTGGTTTAATTGTTCATCTTGTATATGTGCTCATCCAATAATTCAACCATTGTTTCTTGAATGAGTTTAATGTTTGGTTTATTTGGAAGTTTACAATCTTTGTAAGCTGCATCGGTTTTTTTATTTATATCGTTAGAATCTTGCTGTAGTTGTTCAAAAGGCATCTCACCCCTTAATATGGTCATAAAATAATCACGGTCAATATGTGTCCTATCAACCAGCACTCCTTGTCCGGTTGTTATTTCATATGACATATTTTCAAGTCTTCGTAAATGTGATGCGTGTTTTGAATTTCCATGTATGGATATTTTTCCATTTCTTCTAGTTATTAAAATATGATTTTTTACGGTAAAACAAACTATACGATGATTTTTTACATTTACTTTTTGTATATTCCTACATCTCACATTTTGTCTTTTTACATTTGGTGATGTATTTATATGAATTTGATACATACCAGTTTCATTGTTAAATCCAGTTGATTCATATTTTCCCCATTTACTAGTTTCGTAACCGCATAAAAAAGATAGTTCTTGGATGTCATTTGCTAAATGTTCATTGGATGTATAGTATATGTAAGTATTATCTTGGTGATTTCTTTTATATCCATCACCTTGCAACAAAGCCTTTAAAATAAATGATAGTTGTTTTCGTGTTAATTTAAATACCCATCTAGGGATTCTTTTTAATTTTGACCCATGGCCACAATCGTTATATATTTCTTCAGATATATTTCTTGGAAAATCCCACATATTTTCATTAAGTTTTTTATTTTTTCGTGGGGGATACGTATAAGCATTACAATTTATATTGCTGTTTAATCGTAATTTTGTAATACTTTGGGTTAATCCAGAATTTAATTTTGATTGAGAAATTCTTACAACTTTTACTTTTTTATCTCTAAATAAACAGGTTCCATCACTTATATACCACCCCATAATTTTTAAATAATTATTTAAGGATATATTTAAGTTCTTTTTTTCAAATTCTTTACATTTCTTCATCGTGTTTATTTTTGGGTTGATTATTTTTAATGTGTTAAAACAATCTCCCAAATGAGATGCTTCAATGAATTCCCAATTGTATTCTTTTTTATTATTTCTCTCAACTTTTTGTACATACATATTATGATTTGGTGTCACTAAGGTATCTGTATGATAAAAATGAAAAAGATTACCGTTAAAAATGCCATCAAATTTTTCAATAGGGGTATGATATTCTATCTTATGGGTTTTAGGAGTTAATGTGGCTAATTTTTCCATGTCATTGATATTGTCAAAATGTTTCCAACCATTTTCTGTTAAGAATTCGGTATCATATGAATAACAATCATAACCAACTTTTGCTTCCATCACAGCCCGATTTTTGTTACGACTTTTTTTCCATTGTTGATATCGGTTCCAGTTGAACCTTGATGATATATATCGTAATTCATTTTGTGCCATCTCAGCAATTTCATCCTTTAAATATCTTCCAGAAATACTGGATATCATATGGAGAAATTGCTTCTGGACTTTCTTAAAATCTTCGATGGCGAATAAATAATAATTGGGGTCTATGTATTTTTTAAATACCAAAGCACCTTCCCGATTTATCATCTGAGCCATCTCATTATAAAAGGCATCCCTGTCCTTTTCAGCAACAAAATCGGTTGATATTCTGGATATGCTTTCGCATTGGGTTTCGGGAAATATGCTCTTCTCTGGAAGCCCATAATCAGCCCTCTCAGGCTTCTTTATAGGCGGGTTGAGTAAGTAGCCTCTGTGAGTCTCAAGACGCTTCAATTGGGCGTGTGCGTAGCCCTGAAAACTGTACTTGGCTTTAATACAGAGGAACTGATCCCTTATGTCAACGATGCGCTGCCATTGGGGTGTCATAAGCTGGATAACTCGCTCAGGCGTGTATAAATAATCCAAAGCATTAGGATTGTTCTCACACATCAAGCGGATAGCTTTACTCAAAACGTAAATGGATTTATCAATTTTATTGCCCTGTTCATCCGTCCAATTTTCTTCTCCCTCAAACTTGTCCAACCCATAAAGTACCCGTTTGGATGGCATGCATATACCACCAAAGTCTTCATCAGATTCAGGGGTGTTGGTGCCGTAAGCTTGAGAACCCCGGATGAAGAGAAAGATTAAATTTTTTTCAATTTCTTGTTTTTTCATTTTTTAGGTTTTTGGTTTTTCAGGTAATCACCTTGCTCCATATAATTAGATGCCATCTCAGCTTCAGCCGTAGTGAGCTTCCTACCTTTTTTCCCAGTATGGTTTTTCTTTAAATCAAACCCCACTTCCATTTTCTGGCCTTTTCTAAATTCCGTCTTTTTTGTACCCATAATATAAAAATTTCACCTTTTTTATCAATAAAAATATAAATAATTTATAATTTAATGGGGCGGTTATTTAAAAACTTCCTCATATCCTTTTTGTTTTCCAACGTCCATTGTCACAATTCTTCTGTGATAAATATCTGTCTGGAACCAATTGGGGAAATTAATACCATAATCCAATGGATTACATGCCATGTAGCAACCAGAATGATGTTGATAAAAATATTTATCATGGGTATGTCCGAACACCCATAATTTGTTTTCATCTAAATTTTCTAACAACTCACTTCCATCAAAATGATAAAATGTTGTTTGGGGAAACTGCCACTTTGTTAATAGATGACTCCAATCCGGGGAGATATGAGTTAATATGACATCACCTTCTAAATAAACTTTTTTTAATTTCTCATACAACTCATTAGAATATTTCACATATTCCAATTGTACTCGTGCATTTTTTTTAAGCTTATAGCCAAGGCTAATTTGTTTTTCCGTAGCTGTTTTGATCACGGTGGAATCATTAAGATATGCATCCCACATTTCTTTACATTCTGTATCATTACTATTCCAAACTTTTTTAGCGTAGTCATTGTTATACCACATTCCACATCCAGAAATTTTAATTCCATCTACTTCAATGGTATCACCATTTAAATAATGAACACCGTCAATAGCATTAGACAACTCAATCATTTCATTTAGGCGATTGAAAGAATTCCACTTATACTTTTTCATTATGCTGTTGGAAATCATATATAAGTCATGGTTACCATGCACCCATACAATATCTTTATAATATTGTCTTAAGATTTTAAATAAGACTGCATTCTGATCATTGTAATGGCCAATGTCTCCAGCAATAACTAAAACATTAGATGGTTTATCCGGTAATAGCTTTCCAATCAATTTATGTAAAAAAAGTTCCTGAACTTCCAAGGGAGAAGCTTTTTTAACCCACGTATCAATGTGTACATCGGAAATTATATCAACTGTTTTCTGTGCCATATTGTATCAAAATATAAATCATTTATAAATTTTTATGATAATTATTTATCCCATGTTCTCTATAATACGTTGTAAACGTTTATCAAGCTTCACATTTGCATAGGTATTATTCGTGGGTCTGCAATCACGGTGCATCACAAGTTTTACCCTATCTGTTTTCCCATCCAGATAGCTGAGTATCTTCCCAACGTTTTCCTTATCCTTAACATTTTCAGCAAGCCAAAAATATCTTTCTTTCTTACCATCACGATCATTTGAAAACGATGGAACCTTTTCAGCATCGGTTTTAATAGCGTCCCATTTATCCCGGTGTATCTTTTCGGTTATATCGATTAATTGTTTTGCGGTGTCCTTAAATTCTTCTGGGAGATTTAATAAGACATCATCCATGTTGAGAATGGTTAAAGTTTCCAAATCAATGGCTCTCCAGAAATGTAAAGGTGTGACAGAGCTTAGAATTCTGTGTACCTTACAATATTCTTCGCCTTTTAACTTACACTTATAACCGTTGTCAAAGGTGATGACATATCCTTCTTCGTTAACGGTTAATTTTTCTTTGGCTGTGAATAAATCTTCAAAATTTTCAAAGTCAAATGATTTAGCAATATCACAACATAAATCATCGGCAGCTTTCCACGTTTCCCACGGATCTAATTCTCTTCCGGTTGCTGTTTCGATTATAGCTAAAAGGGTTAAAGATTCTTTTTTTCCATAATCTACAACAATCCTGTTTTCAGGATAAATTATTTCAAATAGATATGTATACTCAGGATTCATTTGATATTGCCGGATATGGCTTTGCAAAAATTTTGTTGCCCAGATAGCTTGTTCGGATTCAAATGAACCACGAGTATTTACCCGCCATTCACTGTTATATTTGTAACAAATGCCAAGGCTATTATGAACAAGTATTCCACCAGCAAAAAAATTATGCGTTTCAGTTTCAAGATCATAACCACATTTACTATTTTTTAAAGCACTATCTTTAGAAATATCATTAGCGATTTTTAAAATTTTTTCCTTTCTTAATTTTAATACCGAATTAAAAGTTTCTTTTAAAAGAATAGATGGTTTACCCGTTCTATATTTTTCGGGTAATTTATATTGCATACATACGGGAAAATATTTATATATAGATTTCCATAAGTTAGTTATTACCTCACCATTATCATAATTAATTCTAATATTCCATCCTTTTGCGTTATACATTGTTAAATTAATATTTTTAAATATTTCTCTTATCTTATTTGCTATATTTTCACAGGATTTTTTTGATAAATAATTCATTGATAATGTTAATCTATCATTTTGCTTATCATGGTGAGATAATGAGCCATTATCCATATACATAAAAGCAAATGATATTTCATTAAACCAATCCAAATTATCAGGTAAATCTTTTTTTCCATTTGGATACCATTGTTTTTTCAAATCTCCAAATTCATATGTATTTATTGAAGTATATGGTATCATATTAGTTCCAAACCCCGAAATTCTTTCATATTTTGTGTTAATACATAAATCACCCAAAACATGTTTTTTTAATTCAACATATTCTTTATGTTTTTTCTTATGAAATCCCTGTAATACTGCTCTTTTTTTATTTTGTGAAAAAGATATGCTACTATCAGCTAATAAAGAACCAAGTAAAATAGATTTTTGTTTGTCTGACATAAAGATTTCTTTACAATATATTTCGTCATTTGTTTTTAATTTATTTAAAGGAACATAACCATTATTTGTATAAAATTTATGATTTGCTGTTATTCTTATTTTATTAGTTCCATGTGAACCCCCACCCGATCTATTACTCCAGTTATATGTTGTGGTTACAATTTTCCAGTTATCTTTTTTACCATTTTTAAAAAAATTTAATATTTTAACGGGTTTTATTTCGTTGGTTTCGTGTTCATATCCCATAACGTGGGTTAAATTTTTATTTTTAACAATGTTACCAATTCTTTCAAATTCACCATTTGGTAACATTATGGGCGTATTAAAATGTAAACACCCATCCATCTTTTCCAACACCTTAAATTTTCCTTCAAGGTTGGGCTGAAATTCTTTTGGTAGCTTTTCACCTGCTTCGCCATGAAGCTCTTCATAGTTGAAGAATTTTTTAAAACTTCTTGCTATTAATTTTCCAGTATTTTTTTCAAATACAATACCACGAGCATTTAATGAAATCTCATCCCAATCAAAATCATTTTGGATTTTTTGGCTATAATTAAATAAAATTAAACCGTCTTTTTCTTGAGAATTAAGCCCTTCACGCTTCAAAAAATCTTCTAGTTTTAAATTTTGCATAATACCATCCTTGAATTTTTATTAAATATAAATAATTTTTAAATAAAAAGTTATAAACTTATATATGGTGTTTAGAGACAAATTTCTATCCTTTTTAGAATCATTGAAATCAGATGATTCAAAACTCATTGAAGTAATCATAGAGGGGTATAATTACATATATAAACCAAAAGAATCCACAAATCCTTATGCATTGACTGAAATAATCGAAAAACCCGAATCATATTACGATATTTCTCCGCTTACCGTACATCAAATGTCCATTTTAACAGATGATGCTGAAAAGATAATGGCGGGGTAGCTAAAAAGTTTAATATTTCAGTGGAAAATGTAAAAGACCACTATAAATTATTTCACCAAGACATGCCAATATACGATTATCTGGAAAAAATTAAAAATTTAACCCAGTGGCATACAGACGGATATTACGATAATGATAAGGATGAATATTATGGCAAGTGTCCAAAAGGATATGAAACACCCATGGACAACAAATACAGGGACAATAATTTATCAGGAGCACATGGATTTTAATAACCTGATAAAACTTTCCTTCATATCATTTAACGGCCCAAATAATATTACGTGATCATATTCTTTCATTTTTAATAATTCAGTTTTCATTGCTGTTACTCTATTGTAATCATCAAATTTATCTCTATTTTTACTATTAAAATCTAATCGGTTACCTAATCTTTTAAATAATTCTTTTTTGTCCGGTGGTTCAATAAAGATGGTAATTGCTTCAGGGTATATTTTTTTAAGTTTTTCGGTTCCTTGAACATCTAAAATCGCAATGCAGTTTTTATCTGCGTTATTTTCAACTTCTTGTTTCAGTAATCCATAATACTTATCATAAACAATTGACCATTCTACAAATGCGTCATTTTGAGCGTAAAATTCAAATACTTCTTTAGATAAGAAAAAATATTCATCCCCTTTTTCTTCTTTCCTTTTTTTCCTAGTTGTACATGTTTTTAATCTGTACAATTTTAATTTTTTTATAGCATGATCAACTAATGTTGATTTTCCTGAAGCGGATACCGAAGAAACAATAAAAATTTTATTCATATGAAAAATATAAAATATATCAACAATAATTCCAATTAAAAACTGTTGGTTTTTTTAAAGGGTGGGTTACGCAGGGTTCAGTTGGAACTGATTTATACAATGACATCGCAATATTTTATGAAGACATGATAGAAATTAAATCTATCAAAAAAATTAAATAATCGTATTATAGATAAACTCAAGATTCACAGGTCTACCTACATAAATTTTTTCATTTATCAAATTTGTTGTTTTATATATAAACATGGTATAATTATAAAATATATTATTTATATGCCAGTTAAATATAAGTGTCACTTTCCAAAATGTAATGAATATTTGAAAAGACACTTAATAAATTTTCATCATTTAATTCCACGAGAAATTAAAAAAACGAAAAAAACAATTCCATTATGTAGAAATCACCATGCTTTAATATATTACCCCGATTCCAAAGCTGGCCAGCATTCAATAAATACCCCAGAAAGTATACAAATTCTGAACATATTAACATCGACAGCGGGAAAAACCCTTTATTATCAAGATTACAGTGGGAAAAAATTTTATTATTTTTTTGAAAGTAAAGAAATTGTTGAAGATTAGTTCATTTAAACGGTAAAAATGTCCCAATCATCCTCTGCAACTGCACTGGGGGAAACAGACAGGTCTTTAGCAGTTAAGCCTAAACTATCTTCTATTTCGTTTCTTTGGTGAGGGGCAACGTATTGATTGAACTCTGATGTAGGGTTATAATCTAATTCCGGTTCATCGTCCACTGTGTATAAATGGTTGTATCTTTCTCTAGAATTTTTGAGGAAATTTAATACTTCATTACCCATTGAATGTGCTGTCATAGCAGCCATATCATTAAATGTGTCTAATGCAGGTACTTTTTGTTCTTCTCTGAAACGGTCAACCCTAATAATAAAATCACCATAATTTTCGGTTATGGCCTTGAAACCTTTTTCAATTGTCTCGATAAGAACTTTATTATCGTCTGTTTTTAATCGATTCAGGAAATTTTCAAATTTATTCTGCATATTTAAGTTTATATTTATTCTTCAACGGAAACGCTTTCTACAAAACCATCAGAATCAAATTGGATTTTTGCCATCATAACGAGTGTTCTATTTTCCACCTTATAATAATTCCATGTTTCTTTGTGTTTTTCTGTTTCTTCATCCCTTGCTCTATATATTTGGTCTGGACTTCCATAAAGTGAAAAAACAAGCTCCTGCTTCATACCAATGCATGGGATGCCTTGCTTGAAACTATCTTTGATTTCTTGTGTTAAACCCCATCCATTTTGGATGATATAAAATTCTCGTTCTGCTGGTGGGAGTCCACGGCTTACTAACGGCGCATTTGATGAACACGCTAATACCAAAAGGATTAAAAGTATTTTAAAACGAAACATGATTCCTACTTGTGTTTATAAGATAGGAATATGTTTTTTACTTTAAAATTTATCTCTAACGCCTTTGAATTTTAATAATGTTGGGGGTCTGCCTTTAACTATTTCAGACTTTTGTTTCGTTTCTTCTATTATATACATGGTATTAAATTTTCGTCTGAAATTTGGGCTGATAAGTTCCTTTCCAAGAACCGCTTCACATACTTCCTGAAGCTCTGTCCATGTAAACGTTTTTCCTACTAATTCAAAGGCTATTGGTTTATTCATAATATCTTCTTTTAACTTTTTTATTAAATCTTTTACAATGATATTATGATCAAACCCCATTTTTTTGGGAACTTTTCGGATGTTATACCATTTTGTTTCTAGTATATCATCTTTGCCTTTGATTTCCTGCTCCAATATTTTATTGGAAGTAAGTGTATAAAAGGCTGTTGTTATGGTTACATTTCTAGGGTCTCTTTTAGGATTGCTGTATGTCCCCAATTGACGTATAGACATGCCTTTTACATTGGTTTCTTCTTCCAATTCCCTGTTAGCAGCTTGTTCAAGTGATTCCTTCCCGATGGTACAATAACCACCCGGAAGAACCCAATAATATTGATATGGGGGGTCTGCCCTTTTACCTAAAAGAATTTTTAATGTGCCATCAATAATAGTACATATGCCTATATCAACGGTATTATTTGCACAAGGGTATTTGCCTTTATCATAATTAGTACCCTTTTTATTTAGGTGTTTACCTTCTGCTGATTTTTTCATCGTTATGCTGCCTTCAACAACTCTTCCCTTGGAATATTATAAGGATTATTCCTTTTGAATTCTGTTGCTTTAAAACGTAAAATTATGGGATGTTTTTCTACGGATGTGTCACCGTTACGATATCTGGTAAGTATTTCATCAGCTTCGGCGTATGTGGCCACACCAAGCTGATCTAAGTCGCTATTGCTGATTCCTAACCCATCGGTGGGGTTAGCCAAAATACACTGGTACAGGGCATCCTTGGCTTCTGGAGATATGCCCTCATAATTGTTTTCGCAGATATATTTAGCAAGTCCATAAACCTCAGTTTTCCACAGGTTCTGAATCATCCCATAGTCACCGACATCACCATGCAGCGTCCAAAAACCAGCCAATAATTCGGTAAAATTATCTGTGGAAAGAACCATTCCATCGTAATGTCTGGCAATATCATAGAGATACATCATTCTTATTCTGGCCTTGATGTTCCCTTTTCGTATTTTAATTTGGTTTTCATAATTTTCAGTTAACCCACCATCTCTATAGGAAATTTCATCTTCCATTATGTATGGGTAAAATTTTTGATACATCTCTGTTAAATCTTTTTCCTCAAAATCGGTGCAAAAGAAATAACCTATTCTTTCGGCTCTTATACGTTCATCATCTTTATTTGTTTCAATGGGAATGCTTCTCCCTATCAAACGAGTATTAATAGATGGTATGTCGCAAACTGGTTTTGCGAGAACTGTGCATAATGCACTATCAATACCACCGGATTCACCAATAACCAATGCTTTAATTTTATCATTGATAATCTTTGTACGTAAATTCTCGTGTATATTACTGATTACCCTGCTATAATCCGTTATCATATTATTTCCTCCCAAAAATATAAAAGTTATCAACTATCAGATGTGACATGTAACCCAGAAAACTTGCAATGTAATATGCTAAGAAATATTTTTCATAACCGAAGTGAATAAATATAAAATAAGCTGGTATTGGTGCTAGTCCTCCAACCCAAATATTATGAGTGAAGCCCCGGTGTTTAAACAATTGCGGTAACATCGCTAAAAATGATAACGAACAACCTAACTTATAATACCCCAGATAATAAAATCCAACTAATGTTAACATAACTAGAAGGTAGACAATTTTTGAACTCACAGATTTTATGTCAATATCTGGTAACAATGCAAATATAAAAGCAGCGGGAGCAGAAAATAGTATGATCTTTATTATTGATTCGGTATCAAGGGTTCCCACCGTTTCTTTATATATGTATAGATTGAGTGCTGTTGCAGCACACGCAACAACCAACCCTGCATTTCTATGTGTTTTAAACCCACTCATTTTATCATTAACTCGACTATTTTTTCTTTGAGTTTTTTACCTTCTTCTATTGAATCAAATGTTAATGTATACTTATCATTAATAAGCAATTTAAATCCCTTTCCAAATGTGGGACTTGTAAAAATTTTTCCAACATGAACTATGTTGGCTATTTTAATCACCCCATCAGGATATGTTATTATTTTGTCATCAACTATGGCTACGTTGCTCATTTTGTAAAATCCTTTTTTGTTAACAGTTGTTGATATTCTAAAAATTTTCTGAGATCAGTTAAATTTTCTCCAAGCCAATTGGTGCCTCTCCATGTGCTTCTATCTTGAGCTTTGGGATTGTCTGCACCCAAACCAATGCCCCATATACGGTCACGGGGGCTGGCTTCAACTAATGTAGTTCCTGTGGTTTGTAATAAACCCTTTTTCTCATTCTCGTTTTGGGTAAACTTCGCATAACTACCAATGAACACAATTTTTTTGGCATGCGCATTCCAGATTTTTTCATTAAAACCCTGTACATCCCGACCAGCAGCTTTTTGATCTCTGGGTTCTTTAAGTCCCATGATTTTCACCAATGCTTTTTTATCATTAAACAATCGTGCTTTAGAAGCCATCATGTATTGTTCAGCACAATTGTAAACAGTTCTGTCAATTGTAAATTGACAAGGATGCCACTGACTGAAAATCCCATGCCAAAAAAATGTAAATTTTTCCTGTTCCATTATTTCTCCTTTAGGCTTCTGGTAATTCGGATGCTTCAATTGAAATTCTTTCGATACGATGGTAGGGGATAAATTCCATCACACCATTTTTGTTGGTACGATATACACCGTCTTTACTCAAAATTTTCACCTTATCCTTCAAATCGTTTAAAGGATTAGTATCTCCTATGGTTATCGTTTCATCAACTGAAGAACCACCAATTAAATGAACTGTTACTTTTTTATCTGCCATGTTAAAATTCCTTATGTTGTAATTTTGGTTAAAAGCTCTTTGATTTCTTCCGCTGATTTTAATTTATCAACCCATCGTTTTGGTATTGCTTCATAGCCATAATAAGCACCCAACAAGGCACCAGTTACGGCACCACCCGTGTCTGCATCATCGCCCCTGTTAATGATGGAAAGAACACCCGTTTCAAAATCAGGACAGTTGTGTAACGCCCATAAAGCTGCGCCTAAACTATGTATGCACCATCCAGAATTAGGCAATTTATCCCACTTCAGAGTTCGGCATGTTTCTAAATAATCTCTTGCAATTTTAAATTGGTCGATATCTTTCCCAACCTTGGGATCTTTAAAAAAATCTAGTACAGAAAATTGTTTCATATTATATCCGGCTAGAACCCAATATAAAAGGCTAACAAAACATACATCGGTTTCAACACATATTGGATGACCATGGGTTAATTTAGATTGGCTTCTAATTTCTTTAGGGTTTATATCATCTAAAAGTGCTAAAGGCGCACAACGCATTATGGAACCGTTCCCCTGAGAAGCCGTATGTGTCATACCACATTCTTCTAACATTTCACCCTTTTCAATATTGGCTATTCCCATGCGAGTTGTGTTTCCAATATCAGGTGGGTTTGTATGTTTCCATTTTACGAGATTTTGTGCAATATCGTGCAACTCAAATTTTTTATTTTTAGCAATGCTCCTAAGTAGGCATAACATTAAATCTGTATCATCACTTCCCACACCAGCGGGGAATCCAAACGCACCACCCCCAACAATTTCATCATACCAACCATCTTCGGTTCTGGCTTTTGTAAATTCCAATGGGATACCAAGGCAATCACCTACATGCAGCCCAATTAACATTCCTAATTTTTTATCATCCATTATTCCTCTCCTGTGCCTTTCTTCTTTTCTCTTCATACCTATCAAGGGCAGATAGAAGAATGTGCTCCGCTAACGAGGGAGCTTGTTTAAACTGTTCTTTCTGTTTAAACTGTTCTTTCTCGTGATTAGTGTCTTTTTTGACTTCCATTTTTTCCTTTTATTTACAACTACTACAATTATACCTTCCACAGAATGGGCATCCTTCTTCATAAAAACCGTCTTTATTCTTTTCATTAACAGGTATTTTTGTTCCTTTATGAACTAGAGTTGGTTCAGTTCCCATGTGACCGCCAATCCATTCTGTTTTGTTGTCCCTATCATCTTTCATTTTGATTTCACGCTTTGAAGTTGATTATCATTAACAAATAAAATTCTATCTACACCGTCATATAAATGCATATCCAATTCAACGGGGGAATCTTTTACTTCTTGAAATCCGTTAGCATTGATGTTATAAAATAGTTCCAGTGTATTTTCTTCTTTGACTGTAACAGCCATACCTTTTTGATTTACCATAAAATTAACGGTTTGGTAATTAATATCTTGATCGCCCCGTAGTTCGTATGTTGTAAATTCTTTTCTGAAGTAAAAAACGAAACGGTCAAATTTACTATCCTTTTCACCTATGACGATGCAGAATCTTCCGATTCGTTTAGCATCTATAATTCGATAACCATCCAATTCAGGAATGTTAACATTAGAACACATTTTGTGTTCGTAAGGTATCGAAAACATTGCTTTACCAAAACAATCTTGAATAATTAAACCTGTAAACATCTGAAATGGCCCGACAATGTTACCAACCGCCCTTGGTAGGTGGATAACTCTACCCATTTTATCGAAGGTATTTTCAACAATTTCATTTTGATAAATGGTATATATAGAACCATTACATTCCATAATATCACTATCGGTTTTTGTTCTGCTTATTTCCTTTCGTTGTAAATCAAAGAATCCAACGTTTTCACCCGTTTTAACTGCGATAATTGGTTCGCCACCCAACACATTTGCTAACCGAATGTTTTTTGGTTTTTGGGTAAATGTGAATATTTCTGTATCCCTTTGATAGATGGCCTTAGTGGTAATTACATAACGCTTCTGATTGAAATTATATACATCAATTATAGCATCATCATACTTGTAAACAACATCAACAATAAGCCCACCGCTACTGATAACAGCAACAGGTTTGGCACCAACAAATAAACCGGAACCATCTGCAAAAGGTGGTACGCTGCGTTCGTTCTTTATAAAAATTAATTTATACCAATCCAGATGTTTGGGTGGGATATATACTTCAAAATCTCTAAGTGATTTTACCAACTTAACATCTTTATCAAACACCGAAATACTTTTTTCCATCCGGCCTTCCAAATCATCATTTTCGAAATCTGGATGGTTCCCATTAAAAGGATGTAAACCTGTGTATAGCCTGAAAGTAACCACTGCCCATGAGAACCAATCACTTAGTTCATTGAATTGACCGAAGGGAAGTAACCTGTCTCTAACACTTGGAGAAATGGCATCACAGTTAAAATTTTTTGTTTTATATGAATCGACATCAATGTTATATGTTATTTGATATTTTTTATCCGTTAGAAAATTCATTTCATTATAATCACCAACAAGGGAACCATTTACGCTATGTACGTAGATAAGGGTTTCCTGCATGTGCTTTACAAGATTAGCAGCCATTTCCGGTGTGATACCATTTTCTTTTTTAAATTTTCTTGAGCATATCCTAATTAAAAATTCGGTGTCGCTTATATAAGGCATTGTGAAACCGATGGGTTTTTTCTTTTTAGGATCGTATATCACATCTTTTGGCCCAAGGATATTTGGTCTGTCTAACGCTCTTAGTTCCAAAATTTTTTGTTCGGGTATCATGTCTTTTGGATCATGATATATCTTACATGCCATGTTTTTATATTTGAAAACCTTTGCTTGACCACCCATAGCAATATAATCATCCAACGTAACTACTGGCTGCTTACCCGCAATTAATGCTTTTACTTTTTTACCCGGATTAACTGGCATGGTTTACCTTTAAGGTAGCTGAAGAAATATCATCAAAGTGTTGAGCTTGGATTTTTTCCATTTCTAATTTTAGTCTATCCATTCTTCTTCTCACAAACTTACCGTGGGTTTTTTTATACGCAACTGTGTTGAATGCTACTTCAGGCGTGGTAATAAAATTCTTTTCTTCGGGTGTGGGTTCTTCAAGTTTTTTAGGATTAAATTCATATGTTTCAATACCATCGCTGGATAAAGAAATGAAATCAATTTTTTTAATATCACCTGTGTGTATTAAGGGGGCAGTAGATTCGGTGGTAATAATGTTTGATAAATATCCCGTGTCTTTGTATGTTCGGAGGTTAACTGTTCGTTCTGCACCACCAAATTTTTCGTCATCCATGTAACTATGTTTCCGTAATACATCCATTTCGTAGGATAAATAATATGGAGCATTACTGGCGTAGTTGATATTAAACCACGCACTAGTACCATTGGTACGTTTGATAATTATATTACCATCACCATATCCGATGATAAAATATTTGCCCTTAGTCGCAATTGCCATTAATAAGGTGGCATCGCAAATTTGATAGGAAAGCCCAAATTGAGCAACGGTATTTTTTGAGTAGAATATGATATCCATTTTTATACATGCTACCAATTGTTCCAACGATAAATTTTCTATTAAACTGCCATGATATGCATTCTTAATTGCTTTCTCTGCACTAAAGGATATAATTCTGGAACCAAGATCAGTCTTAGGCGAGGATGTACATCCATCAGATATAATTACATACGCAAGTTCCCCATCTCCGAATTTACCTTCTAGGGCGTAATCTTCACATATGTTATGACCATTTCCTAATTCAATATAGGAATCAACATTAAAATTCATATGACGTTCCTTTTGAAATGGGGGAGTAAACCCCCCCATTTACATTAAAGGCTGAAGCTTGGGTTTGCTACTGGTTTCGATGGCATACCTGTCTGAATATTTTGTGATGTGCTGGAAACACTCTGGCTTATCCATCCAACAACTTTGGCCAGATTTTTTCCGGTAAAATTGGCACAATCAAGAAATTTACTGAACATTCCATCTTTTCTGAATTGCTCAAGTTCATCTTTATATTCGGCTGCATTTACACCAATCAAAAAAGGTTCAACTATTCCCATCTGTTCATTTCTTTTAATTCTTGTGTAAGCATCTTTAATCTTAGATGCGGGGTGCTTGGAATCGTTTTCCCATCCATCAGTAACAACGAAGAACACTGCGTTGACTTTGTATTCATCATCGATCAGTTTTTGGGCATATGTTTCGATTGCTTCAATAGAATTTAAAGTAGCATCAATGAGCGGGGTCATTCCATCGGGTTCAACGCACCCATCATATATAGATGGATCAATAGTACTCAACAGTTTGAAACCATGTACTTCCTTGATGTTATTGGGAATATAGGAATTGAAAGTAATCACACGAAGCATTACCATTTCAGGACATGGTATATCATCTACACATGCCTTGTGTATTTCTTTCATTGCTTTTTCAATAAGCCCTTTGAAATCATCAACGGAAGTTGTTGCGTCCAATGCAACTTGAACCAATGTATATCTGTCATCTAACAGATCTTCAATTTCTTCCGTGCTGAACTCAAAGCCAGATGTTGTGCTTAGACTATCCATTTTTTAGCTCCTTCTTAGGTTAATTAAATTTTAATATCCAAAATAGTTTTCTGTGGTCGCCAGTTTGAGTCCTTTGTCTTTCATTTCACTTACGAATTCTTCACCCTGTGGTGTAAAGTCCACAATACCGGGGATAATTACAGGGCTGGAAGCGTCTGTCAAAAGTGTGAACTTCTTTAATTGATCTACATCAAATTGTTCAACTACATCACGCATGGTAGCTGCAACGCAGTGAGATAAAGCCTGTCCTGCAAATACTATTTCACAGTCATCTTCTTTTAGGATGTTGATCAATGCTTCGTTGAGCATGGTGTTTCTCTCACCGGGGCGAATAACTTCCGCTTTAACAGCACTGTAGTGTTCAACAAATGGGTTGGAACCTTTTGTTATCATATTTGCTTTATGATATTTTCTTTCCCACTCATTGATGGCTTTTACAACGGGTTCCACCATACACCATCCCCAAGTACCAATGATACAGTGTTCGGGCCAAATCTGAACGTTGTATTTTTTACGTGGGTCATCTACCGTCTGGGTTTCCAGCTTTTCAGTATATTCCAATGCCCAAGATTGATATTTGGGATTGGCAGATCTAAACGCACCATCTAAAACAGATTGGTGGGATATTTGAGTTCCGGGGTCGGGGTGATTATTGTTTTCATCCAACCACCAAACACCGTGTCCAACGTGGATGACGCTGTGAGAATCCAAGGTACAGGTGATTTTTTTGAATTCCCCGTTATATTTTTCAATGAACTTTGCTGTGCGCTCACAGTCTTTTTCAGCATTTGCAACATAAAGTGCTGCCTTATTTGGTATGCAAAAATCATTCTGCACATCAATCAAAAACAAGTGAATATTCTTATCCATTTTTTAACTCCTTTTTATTGTTGTTGTACTTTTTATCATTTTGATAATAAACCTATACAATTAAATATAAACCTTTTTTTTCAAAAATGCAAACATTTTTTATCAAAATAATAAAAAATACTTGACTTAAGAGATAAATGGTGTTTTTGGATAAATTTCTAAGGGTATTTTATAATATTTTTATATTCTTAATTCTTTTGTTTTTAATAAGGAAGATCTTGAAATTACATTTTCCTGTTCTTGTTTAAAGAGATTCCGTTTGTATCGTTCTATCAGCGGGTGATCATGTAATTGAGATTGACCGCTGAAATATTTTTTAAATATCTGTTCCGCTTCCTCATATGATTTAACTTTGAGTTGGGTAAAATCATTTATAGAAATTCCCATGCGGGGCATTGCTTTGATACAATTAGTGAATGCTTTTCTTTCTTTTATATTTTGGATGCGCTTCTTTAACAAATATTTTGCTAAATCATAAATTTCAGTTTTCCAAAGCGATTGGATTAAATGAAAATCTCCAACGTCTCCATGAAGCGTCCACAAACCAGTTAAAAAGTCAGTTTGATTGACAGTTGAAATTACTTTACCTTTCTTTGTCTGTGCTAAATCGTATAGATATATCATCCTTATTCTGGCTTTAATATTAGCTGCCCGAATTTTAACTTCTAACGTGTTGTTTTTAATATTAAGATTATTTTCGTTTTTTAATCCTCTACAAAAAACTTTATAGTCAGTGGTTAAATCAACCTTTTGAAATCTTGTACATAATAAACTTCCTATCATCTTGGCTAAAATTATATCTTTTTTATTATCATCTTCAATTACAAAACTTCTTCCCATTAAAGGAATCTTCATTTCACGGCAAACTTTTCTACATAAAAAAGCAGTGACAGCACTATCAACATCGCCAGAAATTCCCAACACCAAAGATTTAAGTTTATTTGTGGTTATAAAATTTTTCAATTCAATTGTCATTGATTTTATTAGAAAATCAAAATTATTAAGATTTTTTGAAATAGTTATTTGTCGTTTCTTTCGTAAAAATGTTTCAACTTTTGGTGTTTCCGGTTCACTAACTTTTAAAATATCAAATATCAAATTCTTATCAAAAATTACTTTGTTATCAGTTAATGGTATAAGTTTTTGAAATTTTTTCCGTATGAATTGTTTTAACTCTGTAGGAAATCTAAGTAACGGTTTTATGGTTTTATTTTCGTATAAAAAACCATTACTCGCCCTAATGAGAATATCATTGTTTCCGTGTAAATTAATCTCTTGGGGAGAAAAGTTGCTATTTCCGAAAATGAAAAATTCAGTAGATTTTTTAAACAATGTCATATCAAAAGCATCAAAAACATTGATGTTATTTTTAAATAAATCTAAAAATTTAAATTCACATTTTGTGTTAGGTTGCCATATTAAAAATAATTCACGCTTTCCTTCTTCTGCTATTGATTTTGCTATGAGATAATCTCTTACTCTTTCACGTAATGTACCTTTAACATCGACATATAATTTGGCCCTTCTTCTGATACAGCTATAATAATTTGGTTTCATTTCTCTTATTGAAAAATTCGCCAATTCATGGTCATCTTTTATTCCCCAAGGAACTCTTCTTAAAGATAGGTCTCTATTTTTTATCGTTAGTTCTAATAAATTATCTTTATATTCTTCGCTGATGGTTTGATGTTTAACTCTTACAGTATCATCATGTGGTATATGGTTTAATGAATCAGGATATATATTTTTGCGTATTAATCCATTATTTTCCAATCGTTCATATAAATCAGAATCATCCCATCCATAACACGTTAATCTTTCATCGTACCCCTGTACTTTAGTTAAATGTTCTCTAAACGCATAAATAGCACCGTTCAAATGAATTTCATTTGTATCTCTTGCTAATTCCCATCTTCCTGTAAAAAAAGAATCCTTTTTTAATATAAATTTTTGAAAAAAGTTTTCGGTAAGTTTAATATCAGCGTCCAATTTTAAAATTTTATTTTTACTGGCAGCTTGTATTGCTAAATTATATGCATAAGAAAGAATCCAATCATCTTCCCCTTCCACCCTAAGTATGATAATCTGTTTCTTAGCTTTAAATTTATTTACTATTAGTTCTACGGGGCTATCTGAACTCCAATCAACAATAATTATTTCATCGATGTTTGGATTATCTACCCATGTCTGTAATGATATTTCTAAATGGTCATTTCTATTTTTTATAGCATTTATAACGGAAACACCATTTTCAATTGGTTTTCCCAAAATATTACGTGTGTTATTCATATTATTTTAAAATTAATTTTATATCCCCAATTACATTAGCCACCCACGAAAATGTACTCCACGTTGTACCAAATATTTTTTTAGTCCGTGAAAGACAATACATATCAGCTAACGCATCTATTTGACCACCCTTTACTTCATTATATTTTGATTCGTGGAATGATTTTAAATCATTCTCAATGATGTGATTTCTAAATCTTTTTTTGAAATTGTTGGATGTTCGCTTGCAATCAGTTGCCAGAAAAAACCTAGCATTCTTATTTTTTGAAATTATATCCTCAATGATTTTTATAAAATAATTATCATCATGGGATTCCAAGTATTCTAAAGAATCTGGGTTTTTAGCATCCATCACATCACCTTTTCTGATGTGCATGCCATACGTGTGTTTACTGTATTTAGAAACGCTGTGCTCTACCAATTGTTTAACATATTCATTAAGTTTTAAATTTCTTAATTCATAAATGAATTCGTTTTCTATTCCTAAGAACGTAGGCCATACAAGGTTTGATGTGATAATACTTAAGGGGAGATTGCAATTGTTTGCTAATTTAAAATTCCAAATATTGAAATTATATTTTTTTAAGTTAGCAACGACTTCCTTTCGATGAGTTCCTTCATTATATACATTACCTTCATTTTCTTCATATTGTTTACATTTACTTAACTGAATAAAATCATTTAAGTTAATTGATTCTCCCCGGATTTTATTAAATTCTTTCTCAGTTATTAAGTTTTCTTCATTGGAAAAAAAGGAATTAAAATGTGTATCGTCAAACCCTATTGTTTTAGTCCAACAGAGAAGTAATTTTCTATTTAATTTCCCGGCCAACGCTTTATAAAAAGCATACGCTCTCATTCTATTACCTAAACCGTTAATTACTTTTATTGCTAAGTAATTATTTTTAGGATTTGGGGTTATATGGTAATCTTTGATTAGTGCATTTTTATTCATCATAAGATAATATAAATAATTTTATCATTTATATTAAAACTTAATGAAAAATATTAATGATTAATCTGAAAAACTTTTTTAACGTGAGTTTCATGTTCTGCGTCTTCACACATACCTTTACCCTTGGAATCAGATATTTTAGCTACGGGGTTACCGTTGACTTCAACCAGTTTCATAACCATCTGTAGGGCGACATATAACGGCCCTAAATCGAAGCCTAAATGAGTTCCTATGCCAAAGCTTAATTTGATTTGATTTCTGAATCTCTCGATCAATTTAAACATTAATTCAAATGTTACACTGTCACTGAATACAGCAGTTTTTGATGTTGGTGAAAGACCAAGTTGCTCATAATGATTTATCAATTTTTCGCACCACCAAAAAGGATCACCTGAATCATGCCGACAGCCATCAAATAACTTGGCAAAATACAAATCAAAATCTCTGAGAAAAGCATCGAAACCCACAACATCACTTAATGCAATTCCCAAACGACCACGATATACTTCTGACCATACCTGAAGCATATATTTAACACTGTCCTTGAGGTTAACGCCTTGCAAGCCCTGACCAAGCATCTCATATTCATGTGCCATCGTGCCAATATCAAGTAAATCGTGCTTCATTGAAAAATGTAAATTACTGGTTCCCACGAAACAATTTGAAGGAAAGCCAGCTTTTAATGCTAGTAGCATTTCTTCGTGCCAATCAAAACTTGGCCTTCTGCGAGTTACAAAATCAGCAAACGTAAACGTTGAAACATTTCTGAAAAAAGCATTCCCTTTTTTTATTTTATCATCCAACCGTCTACGACCTTCGGAATAATCCATATTGGGATATTCATTGCGGGTATATACTTCTTGAGCAATACCCAGAACAAATGTTTCAAATGGGCTTGTGTATATAAGTGGGGAATCTGGCTGCGTACCGATATGTAAACGCCCTTCTTTTTCACGAATATCTATATAATCATAGTTTAATTTGAAATGTCGTAAAAATTCGATGAACGCCACGCTAAAATAGGGGTTTCTTTCTTTAAGAAACCCAAGTTCTTTTGATTCCAACGAAAGTGAGCATAAATGTTTTACATGGTCTTTAATTTCATCCATGTATGGCAGTAAATTATAAGAACTTCTGTTTTTAAATGAATACCTTGAAAGAACATTACTGAACCGGGAGAAAAACACATACAGCATGGTGTATTTATATTTATCTGTGTCTAAAAGACTATTGATGATGGGTTTATCAATTTTAGCCATATCCGCTCCTTATAATATTTGATAGAATATAAAATATTTATATTTTTGGCGCAACGGAAATATTTATTAATAATAAAAACAGCCCAATTAGGCTGTTTTAATTAATTTATGAACATCTGCTCCATTGACAAGAAGGACATTTCACGCAACTTTCTATAAATACAAGCTGCTCTTTACATTGAGGACACGTAGAATGCTTTCCGGTAACTGGCGTACCATCTTTTATAAATTGCTTCAATAATCTTTTGATGTGAAATGAAAAAGATGATAGCGGGTAATTTCCTTGATCAAGAATATTCACGATTTCAATTCTGGGAATGTTATGGCGAAGGCAAAACCCAATTGTTCTGGCAATTCTGGTTACATTAGTTTGCCCCTGACATTTTTCCCAATGTTCATCTATTAATGCTTTTGGAATACCATTGGATTTTGCCAACTTAAACATGGAATTTACGGTTTCATCTGCTACTTCGTTACTTTCTTTACAATTGGTGCTCACGAATAGGGCGAATGGTTTTGTTAAATTTTTATCAGCGAATGCTATATTAACATACCATTTTTTATGATTGTTATCATTAATGATGTAACCTTTGGAAAAATATTCATCTGGTAATTTGTATTTATCTTTTATAACATTACCATTTGCTTTCAAAAATATATTTTCAAGATATGCTCGTTCTTCCTGTATTTCTTCCTTCTTTTCAAGAACAGCAGCCATTGTACCAGCACGATAGGTGGTTATTCCTTTAATACCAGCCTTCCAAGCATCTAAATATACATGTTTAAATTCTTCGTATGAGTAATCTTTAGCAACGTTGATTGTTTTAGATGTACCCATGTCGGTATATCTGGAAATTATCTTTAATGTATCTATGTGTTCTTTTACGCTTAGTTCACTGGTGGATACAAACGTGCCTTTTTCTTCTAATTCGCTAATTCTTTCTTCAGAAAAATTATTTTCCACAAATTCCCAACCATAATCTTTAACGAGGTTGTATTTTGTTAAACCCCTGTTCTTATCCATCTTATATGCTTGGTCTTCAAAAGATCCTTCAAGGAAAAAGTCTTCGGTGTCACCGTTTTTAATTGAGTTAAGTTTCATGTGTTTCGTTTCACACCATTCACCTGATTGAAGATTTGGGAACTTGAATCCTTTTTCTTTTAAAGCCTGTTGTTCTTTCTCCGAAACAATAGTCCAGCGAACGTATTCTTTTCCGAAGGGTACTGGTTCAATTCCACCAGATACACATTGAGCATACGTTGCATTGTTTCCAGTTGGAGCATTGGCACTTCTATGGCTGTTACGCATTTCTCCAATTTTTTCAATTTCTTGTTTTATATCTTTGCTAATGGGGAGATGTTTCCACCAGTATGTGTTGAAATATTTTTCTTTATCAAAATGCTTAAAGCTTCCCTTTTCTTTTCCTAAGTTAGCACTTGCCAGTAACTCAGTTTCAGATTTTGCTCTAAATATATCTTCAATTAATCTTAAAGATTCATCGGAACCAAAACGCACACCTAAAATGTAATGTAGGGAACCTAAACCCATAACACCAACACCGATACGTCTTTTTTCTATCATCGACTTTTTATATTCTTCCAATGGGACTTTAGAAATATCATTGATGTTATCAGCAAATCTTACTGCAATACCAACAGCTTTCCTAAATTTATCATAATCAAAAGCATAATGGTCAGCATCGATTTTTACGATATACTTGACAACATTGAGTGAAAATAGGTTGCAGATTCCTGCTGCTGCCATGGGTATCTCTCCGCATGGATTAGTTGTAAATATTTTTTCAGCATATGTCAACGAGTTATATTTGTTAATAATGTCAAGAAACAATACTCCCGGATCATTTCTTGTATACGTGGACTTCATTATTTTGTCCCATAAAAAGGTAGCATCCACTTTTTTGTATATGACTACGGGATACCCTTTACTTTCCCAATCCTCAATATCACCAAACCATTCCGTCTTATAGTTCTTATGTTCGGTGTCTGGGAATTTCAGCTCCCATTTTTTGTTATTTTTAACAGCATCGATAAAGCCATTGGTGATACCAACGGAAAGATTAAATTTTTCTAATCTGTTTGGTATCAATTTTGCATCAATAAAATCTTCTATTTCTGGATGCCATATTTCCAGTACGCCCATTTGCGCACCTTTGCGTATTTTTATTTTTTCTTCAGGTTTGCGATCTCCCAGAACTTTGTTACTTCCTTTGGTTATGATCTCCGAAGACTTATCCCAGAGTTCCATGAATTTAAGTACGCCCGGAGTTCTAGCACCAATTCCCTTTATATATGTACCATTTGGACGCAACCAAGAAAAATTCATTCCATAACCACCCTCAGACTTTAATGTAAGTGCTTGGGATTTCAGCATTTCATATATACCATTGATGCTATCAGCGTCTTGAAACTCCCCGCTGGTAGGCCCATGTACGAAACAATTTATTAAACTTGTTCCCTCTCGCTTCTCTACGCCTAAATTGGATGTTATGCGTCCACCAGACACCCCTTTAAAGTCATCTAACAGCCATAAGAAGTCTTGATATACTTCGTCATGCTTGTTTTCCTTTTCAGGCTCTGATGCGCTCATTGCAAGTCTATTCCATAAATCTCTGTGTGTCTTTTCTTTTGGTGCTTTGTAATTGTCTCTCCATACTTCTCTTGAAATTTCCTGCAAGTGCATAAATTTGATACCTTATTTTATAATTAAATTAAAACTAAAACGTCTCTCATCGGTATCAAAAATATAAATCAATTTTGGGAAAAATGTTTCTTTATTTGAAAAAATATTTATATAAAATTAATTGTTCGTTATAGAGTAAATAATGGCACATATTCCAAATGATAGGAAGGTAATAATTATAATTTTATTAAAATGTTTAGCCTTAGCACGTATGTTATCTTCGGCTTTTTCACTCCATACAAATGAAAATTTAATGGTATTAAATTCGTCTAACGTGACGGTATAGGGGTGTTGGTATTCGAGATAAATTTTAAATCGGAAAATATCTCTTACATCAGGTTTGAATCCGGTTACGTCTTTATTTAAATCGTATGTTGTTTCTTCAACCTTAGTTGTAATGATTGGATACTCAACTATACTATCAATTAAACTTTCACCTATTTTTATATCATAAAATTCAAGTACAACAACGTTGTTAAGCGTGTCATAATAATCTATATAAGCAGTTGGAATACTTGAGAATATGAAAATAAGTTCGATGCGTTTATTTTCTAATCCATAAATCCTATCTACATAAACGCCTTCAAATTTTCTTGATAGTGCCATTGATGTGTTTGTTCTTGTATTGGCATCCTCAAACACGTCAGCTAATATCGTTGACAGACACAAAAATAGCACTATTTTTATCAGAAAATTCATGATTGTTAAAAGGTGGTAATATTAAATACCACGGCTTCTCTCCTATATACAGTTTATATATAAGAGTTTTATAAAGGTGAATTTTCTTTTAGGTATTAGGGATTTTGTGGTTTTAAATCTTCCCAACCCAGTTCGTCCATTAGTTTTTTGGCTTCTTTTTGATATCTATCTAAATCTTCTTGAGTAACTACTTTGGGTCTGTGGAATTTTATGGTAGATTCGCCTTTTTCTTCTTCTGTTTCATAAATTTTCCAATCAAAAACAAATCCTTCTTGAATGAATTCTCTTTCAGATTCTGGTATTGAAGTTTTTTTAAATTCAGCAACAGCTTCCGGGCCTATAACGTAATCTGGGTTTTTTTTCCTTTGTTTTTTTATTTCTAATACATCATACAGGGTGGCCATGAAGGAATCTTCTTTTATTTCACCAAATTCAACGACCCCTTCGAAATGTTCTAATAATTTGCGTTTCATGATATCAGTCGAGAAAATAGAAATAATACTACAGCCAGTATTATACCAACACCATCGGCTATTAGATCTTTAAGCTCTGCTTTACCTTCAGGGCTACGCATGTCTCTGATTTCTTTATATACCCCAACACTCACCGTTAATAAAATAGCGATAAGGGGTGCTGATTTTAAGAAAGAAAGTGCTAAACATAAACCCGTGCAGATAGCAAAACTGTAAACAAGATGATCTCTTTTATCTTTTGCCCAATTTAAAATGTCCATTTTATGATCCTTTTAATATTTTTTATTTATATTTTAAATATATATAATTTAAGAAGGAATGTTATGAAATATTCGGTAAATGCACTACATAAATCAGCAACTGTCTTTTTACTTCGTTTTTTTAGAGTTATTGCAAATAGTAAAGACATGAAGTATTTCTCAAGGGATATTTCATTGGAAAGTGCTGAAGCATTTAAAGAAGAAAAAGATAATTGTATAAGATGCCCCGCAAGGGGATTTCCGGGCAAAATGAATGAAAATATATTCTACATTTTCATTTTAAGAAACCCATTGGACACACTAGTTTCTGAGTATTATTCATTCGGATGGATGCATGCCGTAAAAGGAACGGATGAAGAACAGAAAAATTTATTGAAAAAAAGAGAAGAGATCAAACGTGGGACAATAGATGAATATTGTATCAATAGCGCAGACATATTGTTAAAGAAAATTACACCGTTGTTAAACATGGACATAAAGAAAATGGGCGATGATCATATGTCACTAACGTATGAAGATATGATGTTAAATTTTGATAAATGGTCTAATAAAATTTTTAACTTGTTTCACGTAAAACGGTTAGAACGACAGGAGATATTTGAAAAATTTAAAATTGAATTTGAAAATTTAAATGAGCTAACACCTGAAGAAATTTTCAAGGGGAAAAAAAGACATAAAAGAAAAGCTACACCCGGAGATTATAAAGAAAAATTACAAGCAGAAACGATTGTAACTTTACAAGAAAAATTCAAAGAAGTTTTACAGCTTCATAATAAGATTTCTTTTAAAAAATAAGCTGGTGAGAGGAATCGAACCCCCGTAGCCTGATTACGAAACAGGAACACTACCACTGTGCTACACCAGCATTAAGTGGTTTCTTTTTGTTTTTTATGGTGTTTAATTATATGAGCACCATTTAATTTGTTACTCGATAATCTAAAATGTAATACATAATCATTCACATTAAAATTAAATATTTTTACATTTTTATTATTTTCTAAAATAGTTCCAATCATTGCATCTTCATACATAACATCTAATTTTAGTTCTGGTATTTTTGTTTTGTCAATACTGGCTATGAAATCAACCGTGTCTTTACCGAGCATGTAACAATGACCTTGCGCCCATTTCAGCGGGAATTTCCCCTCATATTCTTTTCTTAATTCTTTTGGGACTAAATTGTAATGATGTTTTCGATTTCCACATTCACCCGTGACAAATTTTCCACAATAATTATATCCGTCTTTAAAATATGTATCAAGACTTTTTATTAAGTTTTTACATCTATTATCTACATATATATCGCTATCCATTTTAATTATGTAATTAAAATCAATATTTAATGAACAATATTTAAAAAATTCGTATGTTTTTTCAGCAAGTGTTTCGTATGACTCAACACATGGTACATATAATTTTCTTCCTTCTAATCTTGCTGGTGAGTTATCATTTGTCCCGTATACATAAAAAACTAAATCGTTTTTTAATTTTCTTGGCAACCACGTTTTTTCTATTGCTTTTATTCTGTCATTTTCCTTTGGACATAAAAAAATCCCAAAAATCCGATTACATTTCAACATATTATTTATCCTTTTTTTTACCTTTTAGTTTAGGTTTAAGCTTGGGCAAACTATCACCAGTACTCTTTCTATGCCCCCTAATTGCTTTTCTATAATCCGGTGGATCAGCGGTTTTACCAGAAGCAACCAATATAACAGTCCACGGTTCCGTCCATTCTTCGCCTTTTTTAATTGATACACGGTGGCCAATTTTACAATGTTTCTCAGGAAGCCATGCCACATAAGTAGTATTACCTTGTTGTAATTTACACTGTCTATAAAACGTTTTCATATCAATAAAAATATATTTTGCCCGAATATAAACGTACAATTATTTAAATTTATAGTTTTTTTTAACAAGTCCGTAATTTTGTAGTACTTTAATCTCATTATTACTTAATCTATAAGGATTTAATAATAAGGGTTCATTGTTTTTATATAAATTACCAATCTTAAAATTTTTTTCAATGAGTTCATAATCGAGCAATCTTCCAAGTTCGACACCGTTTAATTTATAATGATTTAATATTAAATTATCTGGTGGTGGTATTTTACTTTTATTTGCCCAAGCATAAAAATCATGTATACAACCAGCAAGTCTAAAATCTTTTTTCGGTTGTATAATAAATTTTGCCCCAAAATCAAAAACTCTTCTTTTAATCCCCCGCCTTATCTTAATTACATTTTTTTGTCTTATTGATATGTTCTTATCTGTTTCTCTAAACCTTGAAACAAATAATTTTTGTAATAGTCTAATAACTACAAATTTTTTGTTATCGTTTAAAAAATTTATAATGTCAATATTATGTTTGCTGTGAAGATATTCATCTAAATCTAAAAAGGCTATCCATTCATTATCTTTCCCAAAATTTTCAAGGCAGTGATTAACACCGTTAACTTGATCATAGGTAATTTTACCATTTTCATCCAAAGGTTGCCATTTGATATAAGTTATGTAGGACTTATATTTTGAAATAATTTCGTTCATTTTTTCATATAATTCTTCTTCCGTGAATCTTTGTAATTTATTTATATTTTGTCCCCGTTTATTTTTACCATTAATGGTTACATTATTCCCTACTTTTTCAAGCCATGGATCAACGTATTCAGATCCATAATTGTCGTATAAATAAAAATGGTCTACCCCAATGTTTAAGTGGTAAGTTATATAATCTTCTAAAAAGAAAATATTCTCCTGTGGCATGAAGATTGTCATTATACTTAATTTATTTTTCATATCAAACCTTTTATACTTTTCAAGCTGACAGGGGGAATCGAACCCTACCGACCTCTCCCATACCAAGGGAGTGCTCTACCAACTAAGCTATGTCAGCATAATTTTAATTTCTCCGCTACTATTTTTACATGTTTGTGGTTTCTTTCCAACCATGGAATATGTATCATACATGGGTAATTATTAGTGAATGGATTGTAAAGCTTTCCATCTTTAACTTCAATATCTTTTGAAATATCCCATTGAAAAGCGATGTTCCAAAAAATCTTACAATAATAGTCGAGACCAACTTTTTTCTGGCCTTTTCTGCAAAAATCACCAAATACAGTTTGATCATTTGTGTTTGGTTTTGAATATTTTTTACCTAAAGCCCACATATCTTTACTTAATAAATATTTAATCATTAGTTGAATGTCTTTATTATATCCCATAAAACTTCCAGCGTTGACAAAACTATATGGCGTGTTTGGTTTTTTCTGTTTGGTAAAATATTCAATGTTGTGTTGAAAATGGTGAGTTGGTTTTAATTCAACGCTAAATAAAATTCGATAACCAGTTGACAAAAAATTATTTAATATAGTTTTCTCCGATCTTAAGTAAAACACATCCCAACAATCACTAAAAAGCACAATTTCATTTTTGGGTAATTTTTCGAGATGTTTTAACCATAAAGAAAATCTGGTTATCATTAAAGGTTTCTCATTAAATCCTTCACCAAAAACATTTATGTCTATATTGTTTCTTTCACATGATTTTAAAAATAACTTAAAATATTCATTATGTTGATTAGTAAATGCATAAAACTTCATAAATTAAGTTTATAAAATATCGTGATGGGGAGACTCGAACTCCCAACCTCTGCCTTATGAGAGCAGCGCACCACCGCTTGTGCTACATCACGTTAATTTGTGGAGATTTTGTTTTAAGTAAATGCTTAATTCTTTGAAATGTTGTAAATACGGGTTGAGATTCTAATAATGCAGCCAATGTTTCTTTAACATTTTCTTCAGGAAGTTCTAAAACCGGACTCCATTTTTCAATTAATCCTCTCCTAAGAGCAGTCTTTTGCGCTCTATGAAATTTCTGACTATAATCGTTTTTCATTTAAAAACTTCTGAAGGTAATTTTCTATCAACGGTATCGTTTCGTTCATACACTGTCAATATCGCACATGCTACATGTACAGAATCAGATTCATACGAAAATTTTGGAAATTCAACAGATATAACATCCAATTTATCAATTTTATCTGTCCATGCTTGCCACATAGTTGATTTGACAATAACACCATCACCCATGTTTATTTTTTCACCATCTTCGGGATTGTAAATCTCAAAATGTAATTTACTTAAAGGAACTTTTACTTTTTTCATTTTATTTTTCCGGTTGCAACATCATAATTAATTTTTCGTCTCATCTTTTTAACCATTTTTCGCATGTGTTCTTCAGCTTTTGGTTTAGGCATAATCTTTGTATTAATTTTCCAAACTCTGCGTTCCCCAGATCGTGGGCGACCATCACTTATTGTAAGGGAATCTTCCCCTTCTTTAAGTACCAAATATGAATAATATTTAGAAGGATTAAATTTTGTATACCTGTTTTTAGGTATTGAAAATGCTTTTTTAAAACCCTTGAATATAATGTCAATACATTTATCAAAAAGCTGATGTAATATGAAAGTTTTAATCATATTTTAAATATAAATTATTTTTCAAATAAAAGATTGCGGAGATGAAGGGATTTGAACCCTCGTTCTTCTGCGTGACAGGCAGACGCTTTCGGCCAACTAAGCTACACCTCCAAGAAATTTGGCGAGGTCGAGGGGAGTTGAACCCACCATACTCAACGCTGACAACGTTGCGCTCTACCAATTAAGCTACGACCCCATGAGTAGACGTGGGTGGAATCGAACCACCGACTTTCACCTTATCAGAGTGACACTCTAACCAACTGAGCTACACGTCCATAATTTTAAAAAGCACCCATGAGAGGATTCGAACCCCTAACCCCTTCGTCCGTAGCGAAGTGCTCTATCCAGTTGAGCTACATGGGCATGAATAATTCTAAAAAGAATTTTTTTATTTCTCTACCATCGTTTATAAATACATAATCAGCTTTTTTTCTGTTTTCACCACCTTGATTTTGGAATCTGGCTCTTTGAGCAAATTGTTTAAAGGGAAGATTATCCCTTTTCTTTACCCTTTCTCCCCTTACATCAACAGGAGCATCCACCCAGAGCGTTTTATCTACATATTGATCCCATCCTTTTTCAAACAAAGTAGCCATTTCCACAACCAGAAACTTGTAATCTCTTGCTTTTGCTTTCTCAAGTTCTTTAAGAACAATTGGATGTACAATATTTTCAAGTTGCTCTAATTTTTCCTTATCGTTAAATACAACACTAGCTATATACTTCTTATTTAAGCGCATATTTGGTTTATATGCATCACCACCAATAAGATTTTGGATTTTTGGAATAACATCGCTTCTAAGCATCACACTTTTTGCAATGTGATCGCAGTTGAAGATTACTGCGCCATATTTTTCCTTTAAAATGGAACATATATGTGTTTTTCCACTTCCCATTCCACCTGTTATTCCAAGTATCATTTGTGCTCCTTTAAAAAGTATCCGCAGGAGGACTCGAACCCCCATTTTCAACTCCATTTACGTCTACTCCGTTAGAAGCGGAGAACGGTTATACGGACAAAATTATTTTATCAATCTAGGAGTCTGTAACACTATTTAATCTTTCAATTACTTTTAATATAAATTCTTTTTCATAAATATCTTGCATTCCTTCCCTTAATCGGTTGATAATTGTTTTGTGTTTCCAACCTTGCATTTGGGCTTCCTTGTATAAATGTATCCAAGATGGCAACCAGTTGTGTTGTTTGCATAAGTCAAATATGACAAACAACGGAACACCTGTAGTATCGAAAAATTTAAATATTCCTGATACAACTAGTTGACCATCTGTAGACTTTCCAATAATTTTTACTTTAGGTAACATGATAAAATCCTTTCTTTAAGAAGCCGTGGTGGGACTCGAACCCACGAAGCAATCCGTCTGCTCATTCTACAGGTGTGCCTACCCAATCGCCAAAAACAAGTATCCGTAGAGGGATTTGAACCCCCGCTCTTGTGTTTAGGAAACACATGCCTTAATCCAGACTTGGCTATACGGACATATACATAAGTACCCGTTGAGGAAATTGAATCCCCGACCTCATCCACGTCAAGGATGCGCTCTAAACCAACTGAGCTAAACGGGCATGATAAGTAACCCCTAGTGGATTTGAACCACTGTCCTCTGGATGTAAACCAGCTACACTTGGCCAGACTGTGCTAAGGGGTCATAATAGCGGATGACAGGATTTGAACCTGCGATGCCTTTCGGCTCTTGGTTGGAAGCCAAGCGCATTACCAGACTATGCTACACCCGCAGAAATTAATTTTAACTTGGTATTAAATTTTGCTCTATGTATTCTTCTTTTTCTTCTACCGTTTCCTTTATTTAATGTTCCATTCGTTGATGTTAAACTATGACAATTAGGACACAAAAGTTCTAAGTTTTTTTCGTCATGGTTTAGATAATTTCCGTCTGTATGATGAACTTGTAATGGAATTTTTCCTGTGTATACAAAAAGCGAACGGCGGGATTCGAACCCGTATAATCTACCATGGCAAGGTAGTGCATCCCCATCTGCCACATTCGCATAAAACATTTATAAGCTGGCGAGAGGAATCGAACCCCCATGATCTTGATTACAAAAC